GTTTGAAAAACTACCAGAAGGTAAACTTGGTCAAGCTTCAATGAGTCCAGACGGTAAACAATTAACAATTACTATTAATAACTCTACTCTATTTAAAGCACTTAGATCAACTGACCAAGCTAGCATTACAACTCTTACTCATACAATCTTACACGAACTTGGTCACACATATGCCTATTTAGCTACACCAGAACAAGTCCTTAGACTTGCTTATACTTATAGCAATATAATTGATCCAGCTCTACATGATGCTATTATTAAGATTACTAGATCACTTAGTGGAAAAGAAGGAACTGGCCTATATTCAGTAGCTAATCCATCTGAGTTCTTTGCTAATTACTTTGCTAATAAGAATATGACTATTGCAATGACAGCAGCAGAAAACGCTAGACTTAGTATTCTTGGTTCTTTTGTACGATATGTTCAAGATGTATTTGATGGTTTAGTATCTGATCTAAATATGAATAGAGATACTAAGATTCTACTAAAGAAAATTAATACAGAACTTTCAAATCTAGTAGATGATATTGGTTCACTAAAAGATATGTTTAGTCCAGATATGGTTGATATTGCTCAAGCAGATAAAAAAATAAGTAATTTACTATATAAATCTTCTTATTATTATGGAACAAAAACACTAGAAGAATTTAAAAATAATATAAGAAAAGCTTGGAGCCGTGCGTTTAATAATAGAATAGAGTTAGTAAAGCTAAAAAACGATATTAAATCAGTATTAGCTGATATAGCACAACCAGAATCTGCTGATAAATTAGACTTAATAGTAGATAATATTATATTAGAACCAGAAAGATTACTTGCAAATCTTTTTAGTATATCATCATCAGTAAAAGACTTAAACATTAGTGATATTCAAAATATATTTAACGCAGCTGAAGTAACTTCTACACAAATTAATCTATTAAGATATATTGCAAATTATGGTTTAGGTGAACAAGCAATTAAAGCACTAAACCCACAAGAAATAAAAGAATTTATTGCAACTTCTGGAACTATGATTAGTCCAGTTATTTATAAAACATTTGCTGGAAGATTATTCTTAAACGATAATGTAATGAGTAAGTTAAATTATCTTAATAATCTTGCAAATAAAGCTAATAAAAAACAACGAATACAACAGAATGTATTTATAACTAAAAGTAAATTTGAAGTAACTAGACCTGTTTTTGACAACGGTTTAGAAGGTACTAATAGAATAATTTATCATAGTGGAACATTTGATCATACAGCATCTACTCCACTATTCCTACATACAGGAACACTAAAAGCAGCGTTTGATAGAACAGCGTGGACACTTGATTCTTCTGGACCATCATCTGGAGATTATAAAATGACAGCATTTGAAATTAATGAAAATGCTAATGTCATTGAAATGATTGATGGTCTATCTGGACACACATCAATTGAAAATTATTTTAGAGATATTAATGATAACTTACTATTACAAGATACACCAATTGATGTCTTCTTATCTACTGTTGTTTCTAGTAAAAAACAAGCAGACGAAATTATAAAAAAACTTGATGCTTTATATAAAAAAGAAATAACTCAAAAGTATGAAGGAAAACCAGCCGGAGTTACTATTGGTGTAGATACTAATAAAATCAGTAACTTTGAAGACTTTAAAAAAATCCTAATAGATGCTGGTATTGATATTATTAGATATAGAAATAGAGGAGAAGATATTGGCTCTACTTCTTATGTTATTGTTAATCCAGAAAAAGTAACTGTAAAAGCTGTTGGATATAAGCAAGGAGTTCTATTAAAAGATAAATGGGGTTGGGTAGATACTCAAGGAAATCCTGTTGATTCATTTACTAGTGATGTTACTACTCCATTCTATTCTAGTGCTCAAGATATTCAAGATCTAGTTACAATTCTACCAAACCTAAAGTCATTTATAGCTGACTTTGCTGAAGCAGTAGAAGAACCAGTACTAGAAAAGTTTACTCCAACTAGTTTTACAGAAGTAACACCAGAAAATAAAGAAACTTTACAACAACAAGTTAATAACCTTATTTCTAATATATTAGTTAATAAGAAGTTTAAAAAATCAATAGCAGCTAATATTTCAAAGTATGTTAAAAACTTTCAAAAAGTTTCTGTTGATGAAGTAGATGACTTACTAAGTGAAGTCTTAATTGCTTCTCAGAAACAAATTGATAAGAATAAAATACCAAACATTCTTACAGTATCTACTGAAAAAGAACTAAACAATTTATTAACTGGTTTTAAAAAGAAGAGACAATTAAAAGAATTTAGAGAACAAACTAAGGACGGTAAGGTAGTCTCTTACGATTCATTTAAAGATCCAACAGCAGTTCTAGGAGAAGACCGTAGTGATGCTGGTATGGATACTGATATTAGTCAAATAGCTACTACTGAAATGTGGCAAGCAAAATTTAATGCATTTCAAAAATGGTTATTTAACGGCAATAGAAATATGACAGATGAAAATGCTTTTGTAATAGCCCTTCTAAATGCAAGGTTTGATGGTGGTAGAGTTAGAAGTACTAAAGCAGGTGAACTACCAAACCTACCAAAAGGCGCAGATGAAAGAGTTTATTTAGAACTTCATCCTGAAGATGGAGATGCTTTTAAAGTAGCTAAAGAAACTAATGATGAAAAAACACTATTAGCTATTAATAAAAAAATTAAAAACTGGGCTAAAAATACAAATAAGAGAACAAAGAAATTATTAAAAGAATTTGCTGAGTTAGATAGTAAACAAAAACCAAGAACCTCTGAAGCAGTTCTATTCGACAGTATTCAAGAAAAAGCACTGTCTGATGATAGACCATTACAGGCAATTGTTGAAGAAAAAGCTGCTAATATTGAAGCAGATAACAAACAAACAGCAGAAACAAACAATACCATTAAAACACCAGAAGCTGAGGTTGAAGTTTCTTTTCCTGTTATTCGTGGTATTGGAGATAGTAGTGCTTTTATTTCTAGTGACTGGGATGGTAATATGGATTCCTTTAAACTAGGTCTTCTATTTACAAACGAAAAAAAAGCAGCTGGAGTTAGAAAGAATTCCAAGTCTCCATATACAGTACAAGTAGAACTAGATAAGAGTAAAGTATTTAGATTAGCTATTGATCCAAAAGAAAATAAGTCTATTCTTGATTCAATTAAAGAAGTACCAGATGTTCTTTTAAGAACTGCTGGTATTAATAAAGATAAATTTAAAATTGTTTTAGATATTATTAAAGAAGGTCACTCAGAAGAAGAAGCTTTACGAGTAGTTCTAGCTAGTCTTCATAATGCTAAGTTTACTGCTATTGAGATAGTTGAGCAACCTGGAAAATATAGTTATATGCTAATTGGGCACATCCCAACAAATAAAAAACATATTAAAGTTTTAAAAACTATTGAACATGCCGCACTAGAAACAGCAAAAAAACTAGAAACAATAGAAAAACTAAAACCAGAACAATCACCATTAAAAGATCCTCCAGAATCAACTGTTAATCCAAAGAAATTACCAGTAGAAACTAAAAATGGAGAACCAGTTATTCCAGAGACACGGGTATTAAATAAAGAGTCTGATGTTGCTAATATTAGTGAAGAAGAAAGATTTGTTCACGGTGTTCTTAATGCAAAAGAAACATTAAGAGATAACGGAACAACACCAAAAATTGTTAAACTAGCTTTGGGTAAGTTCTATAAAGCAGCAAAAGAACTAAGAGAAAATATTGGAGTAAACCTAACTGGTATTCCAGAAGACTTTAAAGTACTATTGTATCGAGTTGTACGAGCTGCTGAAATGATTGCAGACGAAAACAAAACAAGATTTGGCGAAGCATATGAAGTACTTAATAATGAATTCTGGACCATCTTCGATAGAGAACTTTCAAAGGAAATAGTTGCTAGAGGTGTTCCAGAAGAAAAGATTACTGTAAGAACTATTGATGATATTGTTGAATTTGCTCATGCTAAGATTAATGAAAATATTAAACTTAGAAATGAAAGAAATAAAACAAATCTACCAGAGTTCTTAAAGCCTTTATCTGTAAATGATTTTAGTTTTGCTTCTAGCAAAGTAACAAACAAATATCCTGATCTAGTATCCTTTAAGAAGGATAGTCTTGCAGAAACAATGGATAAGCGTGCTGAAAAGGCTATGAGAGAAGAACCAAAATCAGCAATAACAAAAGAAGAAGTTAATATTTCTGATGATGAAATTAAAAATAAAGTGCTAGGTTCTATTAACAATTCACCAAAAGATAATACTCTTCTATTAAGAGAAGGTAATCTAATTGGATGGATTTTTGGTGGAAGCGAACGCTCTTCTAGAAACTGGTGGAGAAAGTTAATGACCACAACAGCTAACTTTATTGAAGCAAGAACTGGTGTAGGTTCTACTACCAGATCCTTGTCCAATATAGTTAGAACAGTCTCTGCCTTTGCTGATAAGAGTAAAGCACATGTTCATAATCTAGTAGCTGGCGGTAAGAATGCTATTAAGTCATGGGAGCAATGTTCACATGAAGCATATCGTATGACCACTAAACTAAGAGATAATACTTTTACTTTAGCTAAATCAGTAGGTAGTGAAAAGATTTATTCTTTAATTTCTATTGAGATTATGAAATCATTTGCTACTAAAAAAGCACTTAATAGAGTTGATATTGAAGCAGCAATTAAAACTTTAATACCAAATCCAAGTAAAGAGTTTGTAGATACTGTAATGCTTAATACAAAAAATCTTTATGATTCAGTTGTAGAGATCAATACAAATCTAATTAACCTTGAAAACGAAACAAACTTTATTAGTCTACTTGATAAGCAGGGTAATCCTGTTAAACCAACTGAGTATTTCCCAATTACTTTTGTTGGTGAAAAAGTAACACAAGATAACTTTGATTCTGTTATTCAGGAAATGGTTAAAGTCAGAAGAGCTACTTTAATTGCTTCTGATGAACTAGATACTACCGTTATGTTATCAATGGGTTGGTTATATAACAAAGAAGGTAACATTCTAAATAAGGGTAGAAAACTAGAAGGAAGACAACAACACTTCTTGGATGAAGCTAATTTTGATAAGCAAACTTTAATTAACCTAGAAGTCGAAAGATATCCAGCAAACAGCATGGCAGATACATTCATAGAGATGAATGGAGAATCCAGTAAGAAGCACTTTACATATGTTGATCAAAATACTGGTGAATTAGTTGTTTGCAGAATACCAGAAAAGAAACTAGACCTATCTGTATCTGATCTAGCTAAGTATAACGAAGTAGTAAATGGTAGTACTAAGTATAATGGAAAGCAATGGAAACTAAACGACTACGGTAATAAGAATGTCGTAGATGTAATGATGACTGATCTTCTTAACGCTAAACTATATCGTGGAAGATTTAGTTCATACCTTGCACCAAAGAATGCTAATCCAATGAATCCAATGTTATCTCTAAAAGATAAGACAAGATTAGAACACGGTACATATATTGAGAATCTTTCATGGGATGAAATCATGTCAAGTAAGGTTCTACAAGATATAGTAAGAAGTGATCCTTTAGAAGCTTATGGTAACTTTGTAAAATCTCGTGGATTTGAATTACTTGTCCAAAAAGAAATTGATAGACTAACTGGAACTACTGGTGTACGCTTCAGTAAGTTTATGGAGATTCTAAAAGAACAGGCTCTTAGTGACGCTAGTGCATTGAACGGAGAAGATGGTATTAAGCATGTACAAGCAGGCTTTACCAGACTATCAGAAGATTATCTAGCTTACCAAGGAAGAATTGGATCAGTACACTCTAGCTATAACTCTACCAGAGGCGAGCTAGTAGAGATGGGTCTTAATTTAGTTAAAGGTATTAGTGGTACTATTTGGGGTATTACTGGCAGCGCAGAACCAGCAACACACTTACTACTATCTCCATTTACAGTAGGTCCAGTACAGTCTGTTAAGAATATTTGGGAAACTGTAAGAATATTAATCGGAGATAAACGATTCTCTGTAGGTGCAGCACTAACTGATGATATGAGAGAAACACAATTCTTTATTGACTTAGTTCGTTCTGACATGGAAGATCGTATCTTAAATATTGATGGAAACGGTGTACCTAAGTTAACCAAATACTTTGATAGAATATCAGCAACAAGAAAAGATTCTCGTTTTGGTATTGCTAGCGATTTAACAGATTGGTTTGGTAATGTAGGTGTAGAAATCGGTTCATCTAGATATACTACATTCCTAGCTCGTAAGTTTGCTATGCAAAGATTCAGTAAACGATTTGCAACATTCATTAATAATGGAGCAGCAGAAAAACTGTTTACCAAGTTAAACGAACCAGCAACATTCCGTACAATGAAAGCATTGGAAGAAGCTTCTATCTCAGATCCAAAAGCAGCTAAAGAACTTAATAGAATGTTCAAGGAACTAAGTAGAGAAGCTGGCTTTGGTGGTAGATGGGATATTGCTATTGCCATGAATAAGTATGGTGTTAATACCGTAGAAAAGATTGCAGCACTAAAAGCAGCATTCAATAAACTAGGTAAGCAATATTCAGTTAATGGTTTAGTTAATTGGTCAGAGCTAAGAGCGTTGTTTGACGAGCATTCAAATACCCCAGTTCTAACTGGAATTGATCCAAAGATTGGTAAAGCTGCTTATGAGTCATTTATCTTTGCTTGTGAAACATTAACTACAACCGAAGGTGCTATTTCATCTAGCCGTGGTCTTAACCGAGAACTTAGTTTAGAAGCAAGAACACCAATGGGTCGCTTAATGAAGAGCCTGTTGGGTTGGTCACAAAGCTTCTATAACAATGTGCTAGGTAACTATGGTGGAATGACAGCAGCAACTGTTATGGGAAGCCTTATTATGTATTCTGGTTTAACAGCAGTTTCTGATCTACTAAAGGAATGGCTACAGGGTAGAGATGTTAAGGATATCATGGAAGAAATGAAACAGAATCCAGAAACATTACTATTTAGAATGGCTAACAGCGTTCCAGTTCTAGGCCATCTTAGTGGTAATCTCCAATATCTACTAGCCAAGTTATCAGAACAAACTGGTGGTCCACTAAGTGCTTTCAGAACCCCAATAGCTCCTCCAGCACTTATGATGGCTGCTAAGTATCCAGCTGATGTAGCTAGTTCTCTATACAATGCATTTACAACATCAATCCCACAAGGTGATGGTCCACAGGTTATGAAGGATCTTGGAGTTCTAGGTATGAACAATCTATTTAATAATTCTCCATTTGCAGTACCAGCAAGATTGATGGTAGAAGCAGGAGCTATTAATGAAGCAGATGCTATGGGTAAATATCTTAAACTAATTAAAAAGAAAAAGAACAAATATACAGGTAATACAAATACTATGGATATTAAGGTAAATCCAGTTGATCCAAAAAGACAGCAGGAACTTATTAATGAGATTAAGAGAAACCTTAGAAATAAGCAGGTAGGTAACTCTGGGGTATCCAGAGATTTGGCTCCCCGTTTGAAAGACATGTCTAATAAGAAATAACCAATAGTTGGAGCTATAGATATTTCCCATAGGGGTATTCTTAGGAATACTCCTATGGGAAACCTATAGATTAAATAATTTTTGTATTTATTACTTAGTTCCCTGTCGGGATCGTAGGGGACTCCTCGGTAATCAATACAAAATAACACTACACAGATCCCGGTCGATTTCGATATAAATTGAATAATACAATCCCCTGCGGTAGCCCCAGATACCTGTGGGGGTATATTCTCCTATAGCTCAGTCGGTAGAGCAGAGAGCTGTTAACTCTCGGGTCGTTGGTTCAAGTCCATCTGGGAGAGTTTGGAAAATCGACTTAGGGGTCAGAAATTTCTAAAGGGATATCCCCCCTTCCGTTGGTTTCCCCCACCCCCCGTACCCCCGCCATCGCGTTATCGGCCCTAGGCCAATGGCCCTAGTTATCGGCCCATATCGGCAAGGTGGTCAATCTTGTAGCCGTTCGGGTAGTACTTGTGTCCTCGCCGCAGCGTGCGGCAGGCAACGCAAGTTCTCGAAAGGATTCCAATGGGTACTATCCTGCGTGGGTTGGTGAGCGAGTGTCTGTCGAACTTCTCCGAAGACAAGTTGGTCGCGGTTCTTCGGGAGGCGCATCATGTGCTCGGGGATGGTCGCAAGGTTCACGGGTTGTTCTGCGACATGTGGAAGGTGTTGTTCCCGAATGGCACGCTGGATGATCGCAAGGCCATGTACGCTCGGGTTCTCACGATGGCGAATCTGCCGTCCAAGAACTACGGGAAGGCCGTCACAAAGGCCGATGTGTTCTCCCGGCTTGATGCGCTCGGAGTGTGACAAGGATTCCCCCGCGTTGTTCGCGGGGATTCCCTAGGCGATACCCTGCGGGGTATCTCTAGGGGATTCCCTCGGATGTTCCGATGGATGATGCCCTGCTCTTTTCTTGGAGGATTCTTCCATGACTGGCCCCATGAATTTCCGCAAGTTTGACATTGTTTACCACAAGGTTATGACGGTTATTTCAGAGGCTCGCCTTGAAATCGAGGAAGGTTGCAAGGAAACTAGTAACCGATCCCGCGAAGAGGCTTTGGAGTTTGCCTTCCGTGATGCCCTGTGCAAGATTCACACGGTTCTTATTTATGGAAAGGATTCACGCTAATGAATCTGCTCGACGAAATTCGCAAGGGTTGTTCGGTGGTGCGCCATGCCCAGATTGTGCTGGCCATTTGGAAGATGGATGGCGAGTCTACCATTACGGAAGTCTTGGAGTATGTTCGTGCAAGAACCGGAAGGTCGATTGACCGGGAAGACTTGGAGCGTGTTGTTCGCTACATTCCCTCGTCCAGTTCCCGCAAGGTTCCCGGCGTGAAGTCTGCGCCGGATACCACGCCCATGCTTCCCCGTTGGGATCGCCCGAAGGTTTCAATCTAAGTAAATGTCAAACAATCCGCCCCGGTTATCGGGCGCGGGTTGTTGATAGCGAAGCGTTGATAGCGAAATGGTTGGCGAGATGGTTTCTGTAGTTTTGATTGTGGTATCTAACCGCACCTAACCCGAAAGGAATCTAACATGGAACAGTTTTCAGTGATTCGTTTTATCAATGGTTGTTATGTTGATAAGACCTTGTTTTGCGGTTCTTATGATGATTGCCTGAAAGTTATCAGGAGTCTCAAGAGCCGTAAGGATATCAACATTATTGATGTCCAGACTGGTCGGCTTGTTTCTTGGGTACTAAAGTAATCTTTGGTATTCATTGGTGAATAACCATTGGATATCTTTCCCTGTACTGTAGGTCATGCCCTCCATTTCAGTATTGGAGAATAGACGGGCAGGAGTTGTTACCCTAAGTAACTAGGCAGGATTGTGGAAGCGAATCGTAACGAGTGAATCGCTATGAGTTGTATGGGGTTGTTCACAAAGAACTCAACCATGCAAGTACCGTGAGAATCCACTCACTAAATACGAAGACACCACAGAATCTTCCCTTATGGTATCTTATGGTGAAATATCCATGAGATGCTTTTGGTATGGGTATTCCTAAACCCTTGGTATGGGTATTCCTCAACCCTTTATATGGTGGGTGTTTTCCGTAGGCCCATCAGATAATGTCTAACGGTATGGTATTCATAGGTGAAATATCCTATGGATATCTTTCAAAGAACTTCATGGTGTGAACCGTTGCAACGGGAAGAACACAATAGGATTCTGTATTGGCTGCAAACCAATATGGGAAACGCTCCGCAAGAGTGTAGTAGTGGATTAGTAGTCCTCCCACTATGGTATGCCATTTAGGGGACAATGGTTGATGGAGGTTGCCGTTATCTCTAATCCATCAATAGTTATATTATAGAGATAACACTCGACTATGCGAGTATAAATAGACTTTAGGCATAGTGCGTCCCATTCATATCGACGGATGTGAATGGGGGTATTTACTGATTTATTGGTTCTTCCTTATGCGGTTGGAGCACTAGGAAAGAATCCAAACCAACAATAGATCAACGCTTGTATGCCGTTCATAGTATACTCTAGCTGATCCACTAGAAGAATATAATAGGATCAGATCGGGTGTCCATAGGTGAAATATCCTATGGATATCTTTCAGTTGAATAGTCACTATCTCTGCAACAAGTAGCACCCTCTTTGTGTGCCTTGGGATTGTAGAAGTAACTAGGGTTTGTGGTTAACCTTGTAATGTTGGGTCTTGTGTAAGGACTCCAACTATTCCTTATGGAATAACTGTAGACATAAACCACACTCTCTTATCCGGCTATGCCGGGAAAGGTTTGCATATGAACACCTATAAGTTTGTTCAGAACAATAGCGGTGGCTATTATGAAGGCCCAGTTGAGTTTGTTGTTCGTGCTGAATCTGTAGATGTTGCTTGGGCTGAACTAAAGAAGCAAGAATGGTTTACTACAGATTTCTGTGAGTGTTGTGGTGAGCGTTGGTATGACCCCAAGGTTATTGAACCTGAAACTATAAAGGAAAACAGTATGAACTGGAAGGACATTGCAGGTGTTGATCGGACTGATACTGAGTTGAAGGAACTTCGCTCTACTGTCAAGTCTTTGCAGGATACTGTTAAGGATTTGCGGGCAAGTCTTGAAATCGAGCAGATGTTGAATCGTGCTCTGATGAAGAAGGTTCAGAGGTTTGAAAATGTTTGAACTTCTTGCCATTGCTTTGGTTGTTGTTACTTGTATTGTTATTACTTGTGTTGCATTGCACAATGTAAACAAACTTGGATAACTGATCTCTCCCGCATTCTCATGGTAGAAATATCATGGGAGTGTTTAGGCATTTCGCGTGGTAGCCTCTTAGATAACCACATATGTTGTATAGCAACTACACCTATACAAAGGAGACTCATGTAGAGTTCTAGGTATACACGCTGTCTATAACCTAGGTAGGCAAGTGGTTCGCCACGGGATTCTCTTTCGGGAGAATCCCCTACGATACACTTGCAGAGTATCTTCAATCGTGTCGGAGATGAAATGCTGGAAATAATCGCTAGTGTTTACAGACACTAGAATAATACCAAGATTACTTTCCTAGTTTGCTGTAACAAATAATAAGCATTGGGTGGTTCGATTCCACCCCACGATTGAACTTACTCTGTTCTTTTCTTTTTTTAGGAGGACTATAATGGAAGAACAAAAGTCTTGTAAATGTTATGCAGGATGTTGTGATTTGTTGTGTGTGTTGGAGCAAGCAATAATCGCTATTATTCAAGCAAAGGAATCAAATGAAGAATCGTGAAACTACACTTTGTGGGGAACAGTTTGAAACCGTTCTTATTTGTTTGCGCGATAGAATGGTTAGTATTGCAGAAGATATGAAGAAAGCACCATACCATTCAGATAATGGTGAAGGTTGTCATGGTGATGATGATTGGCGTTATAATCTACACATGAGTACGCTCGTTTATAAAATGTCTCAAGTTAGTACATTGTATTATGAGATGGTTACTCAATGTGATTATGTTGACAATGCTGGACAAACTGACAATGGATGATTATATAATGATTAGTTGGTACATAAAGGTTACTGTTCTTTGTGTACTGTCCCCCGTGATCTTGTTTCTTTATTACAAGGATAAACGAAATCTAAATGGACAATGATTATTGGGCAGCTTATGCTGCTGTTGATTGTATTGTTGAATCAGAACTAATCGCTGAAGAAGATGATTATGTTGTGATTTCTATTCCTCGTTCTTTGTGGAATTCTTATCAGGAGTTGGCAAATGGAAACTAGTGCACCTAATACTTATATGGATTGGTGGGTAGTGTATCGTACTGCTGATGATCGCAAGTGGCGTACTCTCAGTTATCACGATACTAAGTATGATGCTAATCGTGCAGCAATGCAAGCAATGTTTGGTGTTGTTGGTGCTGATGTTGTGTGTGTTCACCGTGATGATCTTGAACCCTATCTTGGAGATAACTCAAATGCCTAACTGGTGTATGAATACTGTTGTTGCAAAGCACTCTGATCCTAAGAAGATTGAGGATCTTAAGGCTGCTCTTATTCTTGATGTTTTCTTTGACCACATTATTCCTATTGGTGACTGGGAATACAACAAGGCTATTGATAACTGGTCTACTAAGTGGGAAGCATCTGGTATTTCTTGGATGAAGTTTCCTGATGGCAGGACTGGTAATGATTATCTTGAGATTTCTTTTGAATCTGCTTGGTGTCCTCCTGAGAATGTTTATGAGGCTATGATTCAGGATGGTTGGTATATTACTGCTTATTTCTATGAACCCGGTATGGGTTTTGTTGGTAAGTATGGTACTGATCTTGATGGTATCTACGAGGAATCGTATGAAATCAACAATGAACCTATTCCTGCTGAGTTGGTTGAGATGTTTGGTATTCAAGAGATGTTTGATGATGGTGAGTATGAACTTGTTGAAAATGATGATGGTTTCTATGTTGCACAAGAAAGGGTTACTGAAAATGAGTAACTTTTTTGATGATGTTTTGGATATTATCAATCGTTATTACATTGATGATACAGATAGTACTGGTCAAATTGTTATCTATACTGGCTATGCTTTTGATAAAGATGGTAATGTAATTGAATGGGAGGATGCTGAAGATGCCAACTGAAACTAGTGTGATTATTCCTAAGCATGACAATCAGTATGCTAAGACTGATGTTGCTCAGTCTATCTTTGAAACCTTTGTTTGGTATGTGTCTACTCACTTTGGTGGATGTTCTGTTGTTGAAGGACAGGGATTCTATAAGATGAGTGACACTAAGGTTCAATGTGATGAATGGTGGAAGGTTAGTATTACCTATGATAAGCAGGAAGAAGTTGATGCTTGTGTTCAGGCTCTAATCAATACACTTTGTAAGCAACTTGGTCAGGAATCCGTTATGGTTACTTATACTGAAGTTGCTGTTATGTTCTCGGCAGAATCTAAGATCAATTCAAAGGATATCTATGCTCTTGTTTGAATATTTTGTGTTCAACAGTCTTTCTAACGACAATCCACGAAATGTTAATCCAGCTGTATTCCGTAAGGTTTATGGTATCAATGGTGCTGGAGAGGAATATGTTGGATGCTTGTCCAATATTCTAGATTCTGTTGATTTCTACAAGCGTAACCTTGAAGTTGCACTTGATAAGATTCGTAAGTTGGAGTATGATCTCAAGCATTATAAGGAGAATACCGATGGGACTGCTTAAGTTGAAGGCTAATAAGAAGTTGAATGGTAAGCACTATCGTTGGGGTGATTTGTATGATTCGTGGAATCAGACACAGAAGGATCACTTTGATGGTAAGTTGGATGTGTATGCTCCTATCATGCGTAATAATATTCAGTATCCTAGCATTGCGGATCAATGGAAGGCAGATTTTTTAAGGAAGATTAAGAATGGATAACAGTCAATACAAGTTTGAATATATGGGTGATGAGTATGTTGCTCACCTGAGTCATATTGAAGACCCTGATGGTGCTCCTCATGTTGAGATTGATCACATTGAGGATATCTATGGCTCTCATATTGAGCCGACAGAAGATGATGAGTTTGGTAATGAACTGTACCAATATTTTTGGGAGAACTATAGTGGGTCTTGATATTTACGCAATGGAAACCAAGAATGCTGATCCTGAGTTGTTTGCTGGGATTAAGCTTTGTGGCGGTGAGTTGCATACTGATACTACTAGTTTTCGTGGTAAGGTTTACGAGTCTCTTGTTCAATGGATGACTGGTGATGAGGTTACTCTTTATCAGGAAGTTGTTCCATTTGATGATCTTCGTAAACTTGCTGATCAATTTGCCTTGTTCTTTACTGAGAATCCTGATGACACTAAAGCACAGGAACTTCTAAATGAACTGTTTTACAATACAAAGCAGATTGATTATGCCCATACTGTTGATGAGGTTCGTAACCTTCTTAAGTTTTTTAATGTTTGTCTTGATAACAATCTTCATCTGAGAGGATGGTGGTAAATGTCTGAAGCAGAGATTAATGATGCTCTTGATTGGTTGTTGATTAATGATTTTGTTTCTGTTAGTTGGGATGAGAATGGTGTTGATTACTATAGTGTAACTGAAAAGGGCGAAACATATTTTAATTTGCTTAATGCTTTTAAGGAAGAAGATTCAGATGATGGATATCAAGTATGTTGATTGGGTTCATCGTCTAGATATGATGCTTCTTGACGATGCTCTTGTTTGGGAAGATGTTGCTCAGTTTATGCCGCACCATTATTATCTTCTTGGTAAGTCTCCAGAAGATTTTATGTTTGACATGAAGGAAATGATCAATGATTAATTACTATGTTATGAAGGTTAATACTGGATGGTTTGAAGTCCGCCGTTCTTATGGTAACGGTTCGAATAATGTCGAGGTTATTGATGCCTTTGAAGATGAGTCAGACGCTTTTAATTTTAAGGCATGGCTTGAGAATAAAGACGGTAATCTGATCGGTTTCTATCCCTAAAGTTGGGGCTACTGATAGGGACCACAATACTCGCCCTCTTAGCTCAGTTGGTAGAGCAGTTGACTTTTAATCAATAGGTCGTAGGTTCGATCCCTACAGGGGGCACTTATGGAGAATCTTATGAAAGAGTTATTTAGAGACTATGAAGAAATCAATATTAATATTAATTGTATTGATTACTTAGTTAACTTTAGATCACTTGAGTTTTGGTATCTTGTGGATAATGGCATTGGTTGGTATGATTACTATGGTGCTACAGGTGTCCATGAAGATTGGGAGTGGGAACTTGGTGATGTTGATGTATCGGATGTGTCTATTATTGAATATGATGCTGATGAAAATGCAATTGTCAAGTCAATCGAATCATTTGATCCTGCGTTCGCTATCAACATTTCCGAAGCGTGCCACAAGTATGCTAAGGATAATGCTATAGAGCCTTGATTTACTGGGATGTGCCTGAACTGGAGGAAGGCCGTGACTTATAATCGCGTATATGCGGGTTCGAGTCCCGCCATCCCTACTATTGTTTGGTATTTAACTTCTATTTGAAAGGAAAGTGTAATGAGTACTTTTGCAGAGCAGCTTGATGAACTGATTAAGGATACTGTCGGTGATCTTATTGACGAAAAGATTGAAACCGAACTTAGTGACTTTAAGGATGAGATTGACAACATTCGTTATGAGACTGAGCAGATGTGTGATTCTAATATCTCAGACATGAAGGATGACATTCTTTCTGAAGTCGAGACTATGGTTAACGATATTGTTGGTGATAAGCTTGAAGAACTTAAGCAGAACGGTAATACTATTAATAATAACGACCTGCGTTATATTAACGATCTAATTAAGTCTATTGTTGATGAGCGTCTTTGCAATGCTGTGACTACAATTTATCAATCTGTTATGAAGGAGTTGAATGGTTATGTTCAGTCCACTCCTCCATATAAGGGTGATTGATTTATGTGTTCCTGTAGCTCAATTGGATAGAGCGTGGCACTTCTAATGCTAAGGCTAATGGTTCGATTCCATTCAGGAACGCTTTATGAAATATGGTCTATGGTGTAAAAATCTAAAAGATTGGATGATGGAAAATAAAAATGACATTGCTTATTGGGAATCTGATAAAGAGGCCGATAAGTGGCGTAGAAGTCATACTGTTCATCCGGACAATTATGAAGTAAAGAAACTTGACAAGCGCAAGGAGATGTGATATAATGAGCGGTAAGCATTCAGCTGGTAAGGGTGATAAGTATCGCCCATTGGATAAGAAGCAATACGATAAGAACTATGAGGCTATCTTTGGTAAGAAGAAGCCTAAGAAAAAGAATACTGAAAAAATTATTAAGCAACTTGATGATTTGTTTGATGGTAAGATTTAAATACTACGGCCAAGTAGACCAACGGCAGAGTCAAGACACTTAAAATGTTTGTAGTGTGGGTTCGAATCCCACCTTGGTCATGTTGGGGCTATCGTCTAGTGGTCTAGGATAGGAGGCTTTCATCCTCTTGACCGGAGTTCGAATCTCCGTAGCCTCAATATTGGTGTTTATATGAAACAAAGTAGAAACAAAGATAAAGACAGATACAAGTATAAAAAGAAAGAACAGAATAAGGGTTGGGGTAAGCAAAAGAGAGATCGTATTAAAGAAGATTTTAAAGTTCGTGATCGTTCTGATTTTAATTAGCATCTGTTGATGCAGAAAGGTGTGCTATAATGGCTCACGAGATTATGGAAAAGGATACTGCTGTGTTTAACCGAGTTGCTGCTTGGCATCGTCTTGGTACTGTTGTTGATTCGGATATGTCGCCTAATGATGCTTTGATGGCTGCTGGTCTTGACTGGAATGTTTACAAGTCTTCTTTCATCAAGGCTAGTATTCCTAACTGTGATGATGTTTTTAGTACTGATTACGCTGCTCTTATTCGTGAAGACACGAAGGAAATTCTTAGTGTTCAGTCAGCCGATTATCAGGTGATTCAGAATAAGGAACACTTTGAGATGGCTTATGAACTTAGTAATGATGTTAAGGTTGAGTCTGCGCTTAGTCTTAAGAATGGTCGCAAGGTTGTTCTTCTTCTTCGTGGTGATACCTTTGATGTTGCTGGCTCTAGTGGCGATACTGTTACGGAATACATGGGTCTAATCAATAGCCATGATGGTAGTATTGCTTTCTCTGCCTTGCCAACAAGTGTTCGTATTGTTTGTCAGAATACTCTTAGCATGGCAATTGCTAAGGCTCGCCGTGGAAAGAATATGTTTAGAATTACTCACAAGGGTTCTACTATGGAAGACAAGAAGGATGCAATGCGTGAAGCACTTCGTGAATTCAAGTCTAGTGGTAAGTTCTTCCGTGAGACTGTTAATACTCTTGCAAGCCGTGAACTTACCAAGAATGATATCCAGAAGTTCTGGATGGATGTTTGGGGTATGATTGAGGCTCCTATTGTTTCTAATCCAAGCAATGGACATGAACAGAATAATTACGACAATGCTCTAAAGGCTGTGTCTAATTGGTCTGAAACCTTTGACCGTGAAAGGGATGAGACTAAGAGTAGAGCTAGTATCTGGATGGCTGCTAATGCTGTTAGCAAGTTTATCCAGCACCGTACTGCTGCCAGAGGTCGTGTGGCAAAGCCTGAGAATCGTGCATGGGATAACCTTGCAGGACTTACTCAGGATGATACTATGAAGGTTTTCCGTCACGCTCTTACTCTTGTCTAATCATTAATTTGATGGTGGGATGCGTATACCTATCACGCATTATGAAGGTGATATATGGATAAAAAGATTGCAAATATGTGGATTAAGGCTCTTGAATCTGGTGACTATAAGCAGGGTCAGTTTGCCCTTAGATCTGAGAATGATTGTTTCTGTTGTCTTGGAGTTCTTTGCGATCTGTATGACAAGGATCGTAAGCAAAAGAAAAAGAAATCTATCAAGATTACTAATCCAAAATATAATGGAAACAAAAACTTTGCTTGCTTTAAGTATGGTAATCAAACAGATTTTCTTCCAGTTGCTGTTAAGAATTGGGCTGGAATGTCAAGCAATAAAGGTTGGTTAAATGGTATTCATCTGTCAGGTTTAAATGACGGTGATTACGATAAGCACTATACTTTTAAGGATATTGCTAAAATTATTAAGAAAAATATTGAAATTCTTTGATAGGAGGTTACTATGCCTGAGTTATGGGATTTACTAAAGCCAGAAGTTCAGGAAAGTAGAAAAAACTATCAAGCAATGCTTGAAGAAGAAATGTTAAATCTTTCCAACAATAGATATTGGGAAGAGTATAACAGATCGCCTGATGAGGGATATCCTGAACAGGGTCTATTAGATAGTTGTGTTATTCATCTCACTCCATTCTATCAAGAGTGGATTGATATGGTTTCAAAGAATCGCAAGACTCCTGATTGGGCATATCCTTTGTTTGCTGTTGGTGCTGGTAAGATGGCTGACATTACTATCCGATGTCTAATGCTTGAGTGGTTTAACTCAAATACTTGGGATCGTAAGATGGATGGTAAGGATGGAGATATTCATAGCCTGCCTTTACCATCTGCACAGCATATGGCACATCAGATTTCTAACATGGCTATTGATATTGTTTCATATCAAGCAGCTAAGAAAGATTTTAGAGATGATTGGTTAAAGCAGTCTCATTATCAAAAGAATTGGACTGTTAAGCGATGCCGTGCTTTTGCTGGTAAAATGAATTGCATTAACAAAAAGCAATTTACTAGAAAGCAACGCGAAGATTTTGGTCATCATATGCTTCGCATTGCTGAGATGAGTAATATCATCATCATCAGAAACTTTAGAAAGCGTATTGGTAATCGTTGGTATGAAAGAGTTGTTGTAAGTTTTACTGATGAACTTCTTCAGGAGCTTCATAATAGACACAAGGATTTGATCTCAAGAGCAAGTCTACTGTATCGTCCTATGATTGTTCCTCCTGCTGAACATACTGTTACTTCATCTGGGGGTAACTTAATGCCTTGGATTCGTAAACCAGTTGTTCAGAAGTTTAGAGATGTTCATTGGGATGAGACTGTAGTTCAGAAAAATTCAACTCCTAGTGAAATGGTTATTCGTGGATTGAATGCATTGATGCATACTGAGTGGGCTATTAATTATAAAGTCTATGCAGTAATGAATGCAATGTTCCACAACAATACAAGGGAAGCTAATCTTCCAGCGTATAACTTTGATGCTTTTGATTTTGGTGAAGCTTATCCTGAAACTGGAACAAAAGAAGAAAAGGCTAAATGGTGTCAGCGTAAAGAAGAGTCTTGGTCTTCTTGGTATAAGGAAGAACGATCCCGTGGTCGTATGTTGGTAAGGCTTAAGGTTGCAAATGATTTGATGAAGTGGGGTTTCTTTTATCATATCTATACCTGTGACTTTAGAGGTCGTGCTTATACTGCTTGTGATTTATTGTCACCACAAAGTTCAGATTTTGATCGTAGTTTAATTCACTTTGCTAAACCAATAAAGCAAACTGAAAACGGTAGATACTGGTTAAAGGTTCATCTTGCTAATTTGTTTGATCAAGATAAATTACCATTTGCAGATCGTATTAAATGGGTTGATGATAATCTTGATCTTATTCAAGATACCGCAAAAGATCCATTTGAAACACGATGGTTTTGGGTTAGTGACAAAAAGAAAAAGAATCCTAGTTTTCAACGACTAGCTGCAATCTTTGAACTTTGTAGAACAGATGGATTAACTCAACTACCAATTCAAATTGATGGTTCATGTAACGGTGTTCAACATTGGGCTGCTATTATGCGTGATGTTGATCTTGCTTATAAAGTAAATCTTACTGGGCATAAAGACCCACAGGATTTATATGGTTTTGTTGCTGATTCTATGACTGATTCAATGTCAAAGGATTCTAAAGATAACAACACAGATCCAGATACAAAGGATTGGGCACAGTTATTTTTAGATCATTGGGATAATAAAATCCCTAGATCAGTATGCAAGAGAGCTGTTATGACAGACCCATATGGTGTTACATTCTACGGTATTCGCAGATACTGTAAGACTGAAGGTCATTTGGATTGGGTTAACAAGGATCGTATTGCTGGTGCAGTTATGGAACTGGCTACTTATATTGACAAGTGCTTAAAGAATACTTTAACTAATGCAAATTATGGTAAGGTATGGCTAAAGCAAATTGCTGATATAGCAAGCAATATGGGTAAGAATCTTGAGTGGACTACTCCATGTGGTTTTAAAGTTGTCCATCAGTATTATGAAATTCTAACAAGGCGATCAATTGCAAAGTTGTTCAACATGAAGGAACTTCATTTTGGTTCTACAGATTCAAGTCAGATTGACGATACTCAAGTTAACTTAGCAGTAAGTCCAAATTATATCCACAGTCTTGATGCAAGTCATATGTGGATGACTATGGATAAAATGCTTACTGCTGGTATTACTAATTTTAGTTTTGTCCATGATTCATATGGGTGTGCTGCTCCATATGTTCCATTAATGAGACAATACACAAGAGAAGAATTTTATGCTATGCATAAAGAACCTTTGCTTGAAAAACTAAAGTTAGAAGTTGAAAGTTCATTAGGAGTTGAACTTCCAAGTACACCTTTAATTGGATCTTTAAATATTTCTTCTGTTCTTGAAGCAGAGTATTTCTTTCACTAAGGAATTATATGGCAAAAAAGAAAAAGAAAAGAAAGATTATAAAGGTACAAAATGAAGGTGATATGGAAAATGCTGTTAAGCGTGTGGTTGATTTGGCTTTGTCTGATCAAGTAAAAAAAACCATAAACTTGTGGTTTCCAACTGGAAGATTTGGTGCTATATTTTTGGATAACTGTCATAACGAAATGATATTAAAAGATGTTCCAGAACAAACTGATATGAACATCAATATCTATATAAATGAGGATTAATAATGTCTAGAGTTTTAGTTATAGGTGACACGCATTTTCCTGCGGTTCACAAGAATTACTTTACATTTGTTAAAAAGATTCGTGATAAGTACAAGTGTAATGAAGTAGTTCATATGGGTGATGTTGTTGATCACCATTGTATTTCGTTTCATGCAAAGCATCCTGAAAACGAGGGTGCTGTTACTGAATACAAGAAGGCTTCGATTTGTATTAAGCAATGGGAAAAAGAGTTTCCAGAGTTAAAGGTTTGTATTGGTAATCACGACGAAAGAGTTTATAGATTAGCTTCAAATATGGGTATTCCAGATTTTTATCTGAAAGACTATAATGGAGTTTATACAACAACTAAATGGGAGTGGATGTATGCTCATGTTATTGACGGCGTTCGCTATCAACACGGTACTGGGTCTTCTTCTCAATATCCAGCTTTTAATACGGCTAAGATGTCGGCATTCCCCATTTGCATGGGACATCACCATTCTATTGCTGGCATCAATTGGCTTTGTGGCCCTGATCGTAGGATTTTTGGAATGGATGTTGGGTGTGGCGTAGACAAGGATAGATATGAAATGGCTTATGGTAAGAACTTAATTAAGAAGCCAGTCATTTCTTGTGGCGTTGTAATTGATGGTCATCCTTATCTTGAACTTATGAATATGTGAGGTATAATATGGAACAAAAGAAGTTTGCTGTACTTACTGAAGAAATGTATAAGTTTGTTACTCCTAAGTTTACTGTTAGAATGTGGCTTCAATTAACTCAACCATTTGATCAAAACGATCTTTACCCAACTTCTGATGGTTTTGTTGCTGATGATAGTTGGATGAAGCATAATATTGAACAATGTATTAAAAGCAAATGGAAAGATCTTGGTATGTCTGAACTTGGTCTTCGTCTATTATCTGCATACGAGGCCAATGCCGTTGAAGTTCTTGACAAGGACGGAAATGGTAAGGTTTTCTATAACGACTGGCCCTGATAGTTGGGGCTAATGATAGGTACTATCAGAAAGGAGGAAGTATAACAATGAATACAGAAACTACAAATAATGGTCCTGCTGTAACTGGCGTAAGCGTAATTGAATACCTTTCAAATATTAGCACAGTTCTAACTGGTATTACAACTAATATTAATGAACAGGTTACTCGTCTAGTTGCTGCTCAGTCTACTGCTACTGCAAATCTAAATAAGGAGAATTCAAATGAAGACCGCGAAGTTGCCACCGCTAGTAACTGATACCCTTGAAGTTAAGTGGAGTAATCTACTTAAGCCAGATACTAACTTTGGAGAAAACTCTGCTAATCACAATATCACCGTTATTGCTGATAAGGATTTGCAGAAGACTCTTGCAGACATTCTTAAGAAGAGTGGAGCAAAGAAGATCAATGGTATGGTTGATAAGGATGGTGTTAAGTATGTAAAGTTTAAGAGTAAGAATCACATCGACAAGATTAAGTTCCCTTGTGTAGATGCTCTTGCAAAGGAAACAGAAGTTGTTGCTTTTGGTGGCGATAAAGTTCGCTTAAAGCTTCAGCCAATGGTTCTGAGTCGTGATAACTCTCTCAGTCTATATCTGAACGGTGTTCAAATCATTGAAAAGAATAACCTTGGTGGTGGTTCTGGTAGTGGTTTTGCACCAGTAGAAGGTGGTTTTGTTGGTGCTAATACCAACACTAAGTCTGCATCAACTACAGAGACAGAAGAAGTTACAGACGATGACATTCCGTTTTAATGGAATGGAAGTTTGAAATATCACCAGTCGCTGCTTCTAGGCCAAGAGTAGGTAAGTGGGGAGCTTACTACTCTGGTCCTTATAAAGAATTTAGAGAACAAGCTGCTTCAAAAGTATATGAAGTAATTGGAACAGAAAGAGAATTACTAACTGGTCCATTAGCTATTACTTTAGAACTCTATATAAAGAGGCCAAAGAAAACAGAGCGTAGTCATCCAAGAGCAGACTTGGATAATTACACTAAGGCTGTGTTTGATGTTATGAATGGGAAATTATGGGAAGACGATTCGCAGATCGTTTCCATGTATGTAACCAAGGAATGGGCTGATAAAAGCTCTGATGGTTACTTTGTACTTGGTGTTAATAAACCCAAGTAAGTGTCTTTGGTAGTTTAAGCTAGTAGAACAGTATACATTTACCCCAAGCGTGTATAAAGATGGTGGTGCAAATCCACCCCAACGATTTAAAAGGAGATTTAATTATGGATAAGTTAGTAGAATATATTGATCATATGGGTACTGATGCTTCTGTTGTTAATGCAGCTAGAGTTTCTTTTGATAAACTTGCTGAAAACTATTCTCCAGAACAAAACGATAAACTTATTAAGTTCTTAGCAAAGCATAAGCATTGGAGTCCTTTCTCTCATACAAGTATTTCTATGAGATTTAAGGCTCCTGTTTTTATCGCACGGCAATTAGCAAAGCATCAGGTTGGTTTTGCTTGGAATGAAATTAGCCGTCGTTATGTTGACTTTACTCCAGATTGTTGGATTCCCGATGCGTTTAGAATGCGTGCTGAAAATAAAAAGCAAGGTTCATCTGATGAAGTTATTACTGATCCATCAATAATGCTTGATTATAAGAACATGTGTTCAGCCGCCCTGATCATGTACGATAGACTACTTGAGCGTGGCGTGTGTCCTGAGCAAGCACGGGCTGTTCTGCCGCAGGCTATGTACACCGAGTGGATCTGGACAGGTTCGTTGTATGCGTGGCTCAGGATGGCTATGCTTCGGTCACACGATACGGCACAGGCAGAAGTGAGAGTGTATGCTAAAGCTGTTGGTTCAATTTGTAATAATTTATTCCCAATAAGCTGGAGCGCATTAGTAAATGAATCATTGGATAGAACTCTCTCGTAAAATTTCTGAAACAGTTCAAAGAGATCGTGCTCATATTTCTTTGGTTATTAGAAAAAATAAAGTAATTGCTGTTGGTACTAATAACTGGAAAACACATCCAAAGACTGTTGAACTTGGTTATATGTTACCTTATCTTCACTCTGAGTTAGATGCAGTAAGAAAAATTCAATGTAGTATGGATAAACTTATTCTTGTTAATACTAGGTTTAGTAAGACTGGTCATATTGGAATGTCGAGGCCATGCAAGTATTGTATGCCTTGGTGTACTAATATGTTTGATAAAATTTATTATACTAATGAAGAAGGGATTCTTGTTGAACTATGAAAATTAACGAAACATTTAAAATTATATCAAGGTATGGACAGCCTAGAGTAGTTACGAAGGTTGCCAGAAATAAGTATATTATTGATGGACCTTCTGCTTATTATAGAGGAGGTACTTCTAATGATGGATATCCTTTTATTGATTATGATGGCGGTCCTTTTGTATGCACGGGTGATTCAATGTCGTTCTATGGAGGAACGGAAAAGGAAAGAATTGCGTCGATTGAGATTATTGAGTCATCTCAAGAAGGATTCTTAACAGTAGAAATATTGACTAGATCTAAAGATAAGGTATTAAAACTATGAGTAGCACATTTACTGGCAAGCGTACACAATGTCCAAAGTGTGCTGCTTCTGGACTTGATAACAAAGGTAATAATTTTGCAGAGTATACAGATCATTGGTATTGCTTTGCTTGTCAACACTATGAAGGAAAGGATGGAGTAACTAGAACTATGGAAACAGATACAACATTTACTAGTACTGAATTCAAGCCAACCAAGGGTACTGTAACTGGCCTTTCTCATCGTAATATTGATGACAAGACTTGCAGACTTTATGGTTATGAGTCAGCTAAGGTTAACGGTAAGGAAGTAGAAATTTCAAACTACTATAAGTCAGGTTCACTTGTTGCCCAACATCTTCGTGGTCCTAACAAGCAATTCTTCTGGAAAGGTAATAGCCGAAATGTAGAGTTATTCGGCCAGCATCTTTGGAAGAACGGTGGCAAGCGTCTTGTTATTACTGAGGGTGAGATTGACTGCATGACGGTTAATCAATTGCTTGGTGGTACTTGGCCAGTTGTTTCTATTCCTAATGGAGCACAGTCTGCCGTCAAAGCAATCAAAGATAACTATGAGTTTGTGTGCAGTTATAACGAGATTGTGCTTTGCTTTGATAATGATGAACCCGGCAGAAATGCTACTAAGCAGGTGGCTGAATTACTACCACCCGGTAAGTGCAAGATTGCTAAGTTGCCCTACAAGGATGCTAATGAATGTTTAATGAATGCTAATGGCAAGGCTGTTGTTTCTGCTATCTGGGAAGCACAGCAGTATTCTCCAGATGAGATTCTACATATTTCGTCAATTGTAAATGACGGAGAGGATATTGCAAATGTTAGAGTATACCCGTTTCCCTTCGATTCACTTAGTGAGTATCTTATTGGCCAGCGTAGTGGTGAAATTACTTTATGGGCTAGTGGAACTGGTAGTGGTAAGTCTACTATTCTTCGTGAGCTTATCATTCACCATCTTGAAGAAGGCCGATCAGTTGGTGCAATCATGCTTGAAGAATCCCCACAGGAAACTATGGATGACATGATTAGCTTGTTGCTTAACAAGCCTGTTCGTGCTATTCGTGCTTGTCGTATGATGAATGATCTTCGTGTTAAGCTTGGCAAGTCACCAATCAATATGGACTATGTTGATGATCTGTCTGATGAAGAATATGCTAGTGCTAAGAAAAAGCTTAGTGGTACTAACTTCTTTATCTATGATCACCTTGGTAATAACGCAATGCAGAACCTACTTGCTCGTATGGAATATATGGCAGTTAGTCTTAAGGTTGATGTAATTGTTCTAGATCACATTACCGCTGCTGCCGCAGGTCTTATGGGTATGCACGATAAGGATACTGATGGTGGTAACTCAGAGCGTATCATTATTGATACACTTATGAAGGAACTACGATCTCTTGCTGTTCGTACTGGTGTGCATGTTGATATTGTATCACAGCTTAAGAAGACCGACAAAGCTTATGAAGAAGGTGATCGTATTACTCTACAGGATCTTCGTGGTTCAGGTGCATTGTCATCCGTACCAAATACTGTAGTAGCCCTTGAGCGTGATCGTCAGAATGCAGATGAAACTATTGCGAATACAACTCTAATTCGTGTACTTAAGAATCGTCTAACTGGTCGCGCTGGTATTGCTACTGCACTATTCTATGATCGTAAGACTGGTAGAATGAAGGAAGTTGGCTTTGCCATTGATGATGGTGGTCAGGTTGTATATAATCCAGCAGAAGGAATTAACGATGTTAACAGCTGATATTGTATTTGGATTGGCTTGGGGTGATGAAGGTAAGGGTAAGGTTGTATCTGGTATTCTTAGTCGTAAGAAGAGATATAACTATGTATGTAGATGGAACGGTGGTCCAAACGCTGGACATACTGTTTATCTAAATGGTAAAAAGTATAAGACCCACCAGATTCCTAGTGGTGTATTCCATGATGTTACTTCTATTATTGGACCAAACTGTGTTATTGATCCAATCAAACTTAATGCTGAAATTAAGTATATGGAAGAGAATGGATTTAATCCACGAAAGTATCTTAAGATTCATCCTCATGCTAATATCATTACTCAAGAGCATATTAGATATGATCAGGAATTCTTAGCAGCTAAGTTGGGAACAACTGGTTGTGGTATTGCTCCATGCTATGCAGACCGCGCTTTACGAAAGGGTTTGCTAGCTAAGGAGTACTATTCTTATGCTTCATCTAACACCACAGATCTACTATGGAATATGCATTTCAAGAGTAGATCACACATCTTATGTGAAGGTGCTCAAGGTATGTGGTTAGATATTAATCAAGGCAATCCACCATTTACAACAAGTTCAGAAACTCTTCCATATGCTGCTTGCTCTCTGGGTTTTTCTCACAGAGAAATTGGTGAAGTCATTGGAGTTGCTAAAGCATATGATACCCGTAGTGGTGAAGATCCACGATTCCCCAACTCATTATTGGAATGCCCAGAGAGAGGAATAATTGGGGCTACTGGTAAGGAATACGGCACAACGACTGGCCGTAAGAGAAAGGTTGACTTCTTAGATTTAGATGCATTAATGAAGGCTATTGATCTAAGTGGAACAACAAGAGTAATTATTAATAAAGGTGATGTATTAGAACAATGCGGTATTTTTAAGATTAAACATAATGGAGAAATTGTTTCATTTAACTCATATGCAGAAATGAAGCAACATATTGTTGGCTATCTTGTAAATGTTTGCTGGATTGATGAATCTCTTATTAGTTTTTCTAACGATCCTGAATCAATTCCAAAGGAGTTTATATGAAAGTAGAAGAAGATATTAAGCTTGATTTTAGAGATGTACTTATTCGACCAAAGAGATCAACTCTAAATAGTCGAAGTGAAGTATCAATGACTAGGACTTTTAAGTTTAGTCTACCTAATGGACTTATGCAGTGGTCTGGTACTCCAATTGTAGCCAGTAATATGGATACTGTTGGTAATTGGGATGTCGCACAAGAACTAGCAGGATTTAATGCATTAACGGCACTACATAAATATTATACTGTAAATGAATGGAAGGATGCAAATGTTCTTGCTGGTAATCTATCTAATAATATTATCTATACTATGGGCATGGGGAAGGATAACTTTGCTGAGATTGACAAGGCACAACAAATTATTAATCTTTATCCAAGTATTAGATTTATCTGTATTGATGTTGCTAATGGATATACAGAAAAATTTGTTAAGTATGTCTCAACAGTAAGAGGTTTATTTCCTAATCAAGCAATTATTGCTGGTAATGTTGTATCCCGTGAAATGACTGAGGCTTTACTATTGGCTGGTGCTAATATCATTAAGATTGGTATTGGTCCCGGTTCAGTATGTACAACTAGAAAGGTTGCTGGTGTTGGCTATCCGCAACTGTCATGTATCATGGAATGTGCTGATGCCGCACACGGACTCAATGGCTATGTTCTATCGGATGGTGGTTGCACTTGTCCGGGAGATGTTGCCAAGGCATTTGGAGCGGGTGCAGATTTTGTAATGGTTGGTGGTATGTTTGCTGGTTGTGATGAAGCTGGTGGTACTTTAGTTTGTGATGATGAACGCAATCCAATTGCAAGACAGTTTTATGGTATGTCATCAGATACTGCTATGGGTAAGTATTCTGGTGGTGTAGCAACTTACAGAGCATCTGAAGGTAAGACTGTTAATGTTCCATATACTGGTCCTGTTTCAGAAACAATGCAATCAATTCTTGGTGGTGTTCGTTCTGCCTGTACTTATGTTGGAGCAGATAAACTAAAGGATCTACCAAAGAGAACTACATTCGTAAGAGTTAACAGACAGCTTAACGATTTCTTTGAATAAGGAGTATACTATGAGACTAGTACTTGATGTTGAGGCAAACGGTTTGAATGAAGTTTCTCTTGATGGTAACAAGATCACCAAAGAAGCTGATACTATTCATTGTGCCGTAGCACATGATCTTGATTCAGGTACTACTTATAAGTTTACTAAAGATAATATCATGGCCCTACTAAGTCTTTTAGATAAAGCAACAATTATAATCGGCCATAATATTTTCTTTGATATTTCCGCTGTTCGTAAGATTGTTGGTGATTTCAAGTGTACTAAATATTACGACACACTAATTATATCAAAGTTAATGTATCCAGATATTAACGACCACCCACTTGGAGATAACTCTCTACAGTCTTGGGGCAAGTTCCTCAAGAATGATAAGATTGATTACCAAGGTGGATGGGAAACATTTTCAGAAGAAATGTTAACTTACTGTGTTCAAGATGTTATGCTTACCGCAGATATCTTTCGCTATCAACAAATCCATTGCAAGGTTCCAGACCGTGTAGTTAAGTTTGAGCATCTGGTATCAAAGATTCTTGCAGAGCAAACTACTTCCGGTATTGGTTTTAACTCAAGTGCTGGTGATAAACTAATTGGTGAACTATTAATTGAAAGGGCTAAGATTGAAGACGAGATGCGTCAAATCTTTCCAGACAAAATTATTGAGCGTTATTCACAAAAAACAAATAAACGCCTCAAAGATAAAATTGAAATTTTTAATCCCGGTTCTCGTCAGCAAATTGCAAGTAGACTATTTGAAAAGTATGGATGGGAAGCACCCCTCACAGACAAAGGAAATCCAAAGGTTGATGAAGCAGTTTTGTCAAAGCTTGACTTTCCTGAAGCAAAGAAACTAGTTCAATACTTTGATTGTATTAAATTAATGGGTCAAGTAGAAGATTGGAACACACGATCTCACCACTCTAGGGATGGGCGGATTCACGGGCTTGTAAACGCACAGGGAGCCGCCACAGGGCGTTGCACACATAGCCAACCTAACATGGCACAGGTTAGCAAAGATCCCCGCGCTAGGGCTTTATTCTGCCCAGTCCAAGAGGATCATGTTCTAGTTGGTGCTGACTTGCAGGGTCTTGAATTAAGAATGCTATCTCATTTCATGGCAAAGTATGACAACGGTAAGTATGGTGATAAAATCTTAAACGATGATATTCATACCTATAATCAAAAAGCAGCAGGACTTCCTAACAGAGATGCTGCCAAGACCTTTATCTATGCCTATTGCTATGGGGCTGGAGATGAAAAGTTAGGAAAGATTATTGGTGGTAATAGAAACGCTGGTAGTCAGATTAGATCTAAATTCCAAAAAGAAATTCCTGCTCTTGACAAAGTACAACAAGAAGTAAAGTTCTCTGTAGCAAAGACTAAGGGTGTACAGTTACCAGATGGTCGTACTGTTCCAGTAAGATCAGAACACGCTGCACTAAACACACTCCTACAAGGTTCAGGTGCTATCGTCAGTAAACTATGGATGTGCATTGCCTATATTAATTTAAAGAAAAAGTTTGGTAATCAAGTTTATCAAGTTGCTTATGTTCACGACGAACTACAATATTCATGTAGTAAGACTATTGCTGATGAAGTAGGTAAGATCGTAACTCTAGCTGCTACAGAGGCTGGCGAAAAGTTGGGCCTTAAGATACGGATTGATGCAAACTATTCTATTGGCTCTAACTGGAGTGAAACACATTAATGAAAGCAGATATATATTTAGCATTTTATGATAATACTACTGGTTTAGGCTGGTTTAGAAGTACTTTAATAAAACTATTAACAAAATCTAAAGTAACTCATGTTGCTTTAATATTTGATTTACCATTTGCTAGTTTAACTCCTATGGTTTTAGACGGTGAAAGATGTAGATTACTTACTACATATATCCTTGAGAAAAAAGGAGCAGTTTTAATCTACAAAAAGTACATGGGAAGTTATGATACTTGTATTGAAGAAGTTAAAAAAGTAACAGAAACGCATAAAGTAAGTACTTGGTATAAGTTAATCTTTTGGTTTTTCTTTGGTAGATTTATTAAATATAAACCACACCATTGTGGTACACTAGCGGTTGATTGGTTAAATAGTAATCTTGGTTACAAACTACAAAACAGAAACATTCCTAGTCTTTTACTAGAGGAGGTACAACATGATCATAGTAATGATTGGCGGTAAGGCAAGAGTTGGTAAGACTACAATGGCAAATATTATTGCTGAGTATTGTCTAAATAATAACCTTACTCCTAAGATGGTTCCATTTGCTTATGGTCTTAAGAAAGCCGCTGAAAGTAAAGGACTAAGTAAAGATAAGAACTCAGAAGAGTATAGAAAGTTTTGCCAAACACTAGGCGAATCTATGCGAATCAAGAATCCAGATCATTGGGTAAATGAATGGACTGCTGCTGTAGAAGCAATTAGAAAAGAAGAACAAACCCTGCTAGAGGTTGATGATCTTTGGAAGGAAAGAGTTGTTATTGTAGATGATTGTCGCTATATGAACGAAGTAGCTAAAGCTAGAGAATATGGTGCTACAACAATCTTTATTAGACAAGGCAAGAGAAAGCTTATTGAAGATCAGGCTGAGTGGCGTAATCACCCAAGCGAAGAAATGGCAAACAGTATTGAAGATAATCATAAAGATTATAATGATGTATTTCAATATAAACTCACAAACGATAGCACTTTAGATGTGTTTAAAAAGCATTGTTTAAAGAATATTCCTACTTGGTTAAACCTTATTGCCGATACAAGTAGAGCTGCTTGTGATTGCGAACTATGCAAAGCAAACAGAGAAGGAAGAGAGCCTAATCAAGACAAAGTAATCCAAGAATTAATGGATTTGCTTGATAAAGCTTTAGATGAAGAAGAAGGTAAACAATGAAAGCAATCTTGGATGGAGACATTATAGCTTATAGATTAGCCTTTAGGGCAGAGGCTGAGGGTCTAGAGGATATTGAACTATGGGCAGAACATGCTATATCTTCTTGGACCCCGCCAAATGTAACCGAAGTTCTTCTAGCCTTTTCATGTCCACGGTCTAAAAACTTTAGGCGAAAGATATGGGAACTTTATAAAGCACATAGAGATACAGGAAGCCATGCTCCTGATTGTAGATTAGAAGTAGAACAAATTGTTAAAAATATATGTGATAAATTTGTAGTAGGTAATCAAATTGAGGCTGATGACTTCATGGGCATTGCTGCCTCTAGCCCATCTAGGGGCTGTATAGCCGTCACAATCGACAAGGATCTCCGTAGTGTGCCGGGATGGCATTGGAATCCAGACAAGGAAGCAGAGCCTGTCCTAGTGTCTGAGGAAGAAGCCGATAGAAACTTCCATCTACAATGGCTAACAGGCGATACTACTGACAATATTCCGGGTATTTGGAAGATGGGGCCAGCCAAAGCAGCTAAGATAATAGATAGTGTTTCTATTTCTAACAGAACAGCAGCCGTTTTAGCAACTTATGAGCAAGCCTTAGATAGAAATAAAAATAGATATAGTTATGATTATTGCATAGCTATGGCTAGATGCGTAAGAATTTTGCGTTATGGTGAGCTATCAGTCAATAAAATTACCACAAAAGATGTGGATAAAGAGATTAATCTTTGGACTCCCAATTGTTGGAGCTAAAAGATATTTTCAGAAAGAGGTAAGAAATGATGAGATATTTACTAATGTATACAGTTTATTTGCCATATAATTTAAAGACATGGTTTAAAAAGGTATTTGGGCTAAAAAGTACAAAAATAACTGATAGTTATAAACACCAATCATATTACTTTTCTTTTCTTAAAAAAGAAAAACAAATACCACCAGTAAAAATTAAATGTCCGTATATTCCTGAACTAAAAACAGAAGGTGCTGCCGCATACGATTTAGTGGCAAAATTAACAAGTTCATGTTTAATATTTAAGGCTGGAGAAACAATGCTAGTTCCAACTGGATGCCATATTGAAATACCAAAAGGTAAATGTGGTCTTCTTTTAATTAGATCTAGTCTTTCTCTTAATTCTCCACTTGGTTTAGCTAATGGTGTTGGTCTAATTGATTCTGACTATAGAGGTGAAATTAAAGTTCCACTTAGAAATTATTCAGCTTCTAAAAGATATACTATTAATAACGAAGATAGAATAGCTCAGTTACTATTAATTGATTGTTTTACACCAGAATTAATTAGAACAAAAACACTAACAGAAACTACCAGAAATGATGGTGGTTTTGGCTCAACAGGAACTAAATAATGAACACATTTCAAAACTTTATTGCACTAAGTCGTTACAGCCGCTGGATTGAATCTGAAGGTCGAAGAGAAACTTGGGAAGAAACCGTAGACCGTTGGTGGAACTACTTTTCTAGCAAGGCATCTGTCCTTCTAGAACGACCAGATATTAAGGAAGCTATTCTAAATCTAGAAGTACTTCCTAGTATGCGTGGTCTAATGACCGCAGGACCAGCCCTTGATAAAGACCATACAGCACTATATAATTGTTCATATCTAGAAATAGACTCAATTAAATCATTCAGTAATCTTATGTACATTCTTATGTGTGGTACTGGCGTTGGCTACTCTGTAGAACAACGATGTACTAGCAAACTAGGACAAGTACCAGCAAAAATTGAAAAGAATTTTAATAAGATTGTTGAAGTAGGTGATTCAAGAGAAGGATGGTGCAACGCACTATTTAACCTTATGTCTAATCTTTATGAAGGTATCCACCCAAAGTGGGACACCAGTAAGGTAAGACCATCTGGTGCTAAGTTAAAGACATTTGGTGGTCGTGCTAGCGGCCCCGGTCCTCTTGAAGAAGTCTTTAGATTTATTACACAAACATTCTATACTGCTCAAGGTAGATCCCTTACAGCACTAGAGTGCCACGATATTTGCTGCAAGATTGCACAGTCAGTAATTGTAGGTGGTGTTCGTAGATCAGCCATGATCTCATTGTCAGATCTATCCGACAGAGAGATGGCTAAGTGTAAGAGCGGATCTTGGTGGGCATCTAGTGGCCACAGAGCACTTGCTAACAACTCTGCCGTATACTATAGCCGTCCATCACTAGGTCAATTCCTAGAAGAGTGGACTGAATTATACAACAGCCATTCAGGTGAGCGTGGTATTTGTAATAGACAAGCCATGAGAGCTATTGCAGTTAAAGCAGGTCGAAATGAGAATGTTGAGTATGGTACTAACCCATGTTCCGAAATTATTCTACGACCAAATCAATTTTGTAACCTTAGTACTATTGTACTTAAGCCAGAAGATACAGTTGTTTCTATTAAAAAGAAAATCGAAATAGCTACTATTATTGGTACAGTTCAGAGTATGTTTACAAACTTCCCATATCTTTCTAACGATTGGCAAAAGAATTGTGAAGAAGAAAGACTACTTGGAGTTTCAATGACTGGTATCTTTGATAATGCGCTTATGAATGGCTCCAAGGGAATGGGTAAACTAGCTCATGCTCTTGAATCATTTAGAGAACACTCAACAAAGATTAATCTAGAGTGGTCTGAAAAGCTTGGTATTAACCCAAGTAAGTCAATTACTTGTATTAAGCCAGAAGGAACTACTAGTTGCCTTGCTGATTCAGCCAGCGGCCTTCATCCAAGATATGCTCAGTTCTATTATCGAAGAGTTCGTATGGATAAAAAAGATCCAATGTGTGCATTCCTAAAAGATTCTGGTGTTCAATCAGAAGATTGTGTTGTAAATCCAGACTCAACAACAATTTTTACATTTGCTCAGAAAGCACCAGCAGATTCTATTACCCAAAAGAATCTAAAGGCTTTAGATCATCTAGAACTATGGAATACATATCAACAAGCCTATTGCCACCATAAGCCATCTATTACTGTATCATATGGTGATGATGAGTTCTTATCAATTGGTCAATGGGTATATGAAAACTTTAATGAAATTTCTGGTATTTCTTTCCTTCCTAAATCAGATCATGTTTATGCTCAAGCACCGTTTGAAGAAATTGATGCAAGAACCTATAACATGACTCCAAAGATTGAGGTTGATTGGTCATTACTACAAAACTATGAAAAAGAAGATTCTACAAAAGCATCTCACGCTATGGCTTGTACAGCCGGAGCTTGCGAAATTGTAGATCTATCATAAGGAAATAATATGTATTCAAAAGAACAAGTAGCAACTAGATTAAGATTGGGCACTAATTTAAACATACCAGAACTAGTCCTTATTGTAAAATCATTAATGGAAAAAGTTGACGAATTAGAAAGTAAATATAATGAATTATCCGAAAATAGAAGAGGATCTGATAAAGTTTCTGGAGAAGATGTACAACCATCTACCATACGATCCATCTTTAAGCTCTGATGATTTTACCAGAGAAGCCGCATTTGCTGCTGGTCAAGTAGATGTTGTTTCTAAATTAAAAATTATATTTGAAAAACAAAGAAAGGAGAAGTTTAATGTCTAATATGCAAGGTATTTCTTATTTAACAAACTTATTATCAGAAGCTAATAAAATTAAAGAATCTGAATTAACAAGAACAAAACAACTAGCTGCTGCTCAAAGAAGAACAGCTAATAGTGCTGACTTAAGAAAACAACAAAATATTGTTCAAACTGCATTTAAACCAAAACAATCTTCTTATCTAGAACAATCAAGTCAAAACAGAAATGCAAATATTTCTGGTATAAGCGCATTGTATAGAGCAGCTAAAGAATATAATCCATTAGGTTCTTCTAAAACAGAAGAACAATTAAAAGAACCCTTAACTTATTTATCTAAACTTAAAGAAGATACAGTAGTATCTGCTTTAGGGGATGCATTAAATGCAACTGGTACGATGCTTCAAGGAGAAGAAGCAAAAATAGGTGCTTGGGGTATAATGGATTCTTTAGAAAACCAAATTAAAACTCTTAAAGAAGGTAAAGTTATTATAAATTCTCGTAATCGCTTTTATAAATCTTCTCCAACAACAGCCGATCTTAACGAAGCAGCAAAGTTACAAACTCAATTAAATGAATTAAAACTATATCATCCAGAATCTATTCAAGAAAGAAATAAGCTTACTAGAGATTGGAACAATTTAAAAGCTATTAATAAAGATTTTATTACTCCACAACAAACTACTCTTAATAATCTTATAGCAGAGCAAGAAAAATATTTTGGTAAAGATTTTGCAAATGTTTCTAAAGAACAATTAGTATCAGCTGATTGGACTGCATGGCAACAGTTATCTGGAGATATTACTAAATATACTAGTTTAAGAGATACTTATATTAATAAATATAAAGCAGATCCATCTAAATTTAATAAAGATTGGATTAAGACATACAATGATTTAATAACATCAACAGCAACTAGCATGACTGCTGAGATCCCTAAAGTATTGCAATCAGCAACTAATACAGCAGCGTCAATTAAACAAACACAAGAAACAACTTTATCTGCTTTAGAAGCATTAGATAAATCATTTGGAATGCAATCCAGAGTTCCTGCTGAACAAAGAAAAGTATCTGATGTTAATACTACAAGGCAACAAGTATTATCAAGAATACAAAGAGTTGGTTCTTATTCCGAAAAATCAAAACCAACGCCAAAGTTTGAAACACGACCATATTAAGGAGATTAAAAATGGGTGGAGCACCTACAATTTCAGGCGGTATGTCACAAGCTGAATATCAAAAATTACTAGATGAACAAAGAGTTTATGCTGAAGAAGCAGAAGCAAAGCGAGAAGCTAAATTAGCTGAGTATGAACAAAATAGAATTAAAGCTGAAAAAGATCTTTTAGAAGCTCAGAAATTAGCTGAACAACAAAAGATTGCTGCTCAACAAGATGCAGAAGCTCAAATTGCTGGAGAAGTAGAGGCTATGGATCAGACTCAAATTAAAAGGGCTACTTTAGGAACAGATCTTGCACAATCCTTATTAAAGGGAATGTCTGGAACTACTGAAAGACCAAAGTGAGGTAAAACATGGCAGAACAAACTTTAGCGGAACGGTTTAGAACACTAGATGGGCGTAGACAGTACCGAATCGACCTTGCTCGTAAGTGTGCAAGTCTAACCATTCCTTCTGTTCTGCCACCAAGAGGTTGGACAGAAGATACTGCACTTCCTCAACCATACTCATCAATAGCTAGCAGAGGTGTTACAGCAATGGCAAGCAGAATGTTATCTGCATTAATGCCATTAAACGATACCCCATTTTTTAAGTTTGCCTTAAAGACTGGTGCTGAAGCAACACCAGAAATTAAAACATATCTTGAAACTCTTAGTTATCAAGTATATAATAAAATTGTATCTCATAATTTAAGAGAAACAATATTTCAAGCACTACAACATCTTATTATTGTTGGTGATGTATTAACTATAATGGATGATGATTTTTCATTTAAAAATCTTAGATGTGATCAATATACGGTTCAAAGAAATGTTCATGGTAAAGTAATAGAACTAATTCATCTTGAATATATTCCAATTGATCCATTAGATGAATCGGTTGATCAAGCAGGATCATCTAGTCTTGAATACAGACATGGTTATAAAACACTTTATTGTCAATATATTTTAGATGAAGATGGATCTGGTTGGTATGGCCGTAAAGAAGATGAAGATGGTGAAGTTGTTATGGAAGGAGAATACAAAGTTCTTCCATTAATTCCACTAAGATGGTATGGTATTATTGGAGAAAACTACGGTAGATCCCATTGTGAAGATATTCTTGGTGATTTGACATCACTAGAAAACTATACACAAGCCCATATTGAAGGTATGGCAGCAGCCTCAACCTTTTGGATTGGTGTTGATCCCGGTGGTTTAACTGAAATTGATGATATTGCCTCTGCTAATAACGGTACATTTGTTCCCGCAAGACAAACAGATGTATTCTGTATTAGTCCAGCTAATACCTTAAACCCACAAATTGCATCTACACAAGGTGCAGTACAGGAAATGCGTACAGAAGTAGCTGAAGCATTTTTAATGACAAGAGGAGCACTTCCTACTGGTGATAGAGTAACAGCAACTGCGGTAAGAATGATTGGGTCTGAATTAGAAACAGTACTAGGTGGGGCTTTTTCATCTATTGCTAGAGATCTAATGGAACCTATTGTTAAAAGAGCTGTCTTTATCATGTTAGATACTGGTGACATAGATGAAAGAATGACAGAACAATTTTACGATAAAGATGGAACTCTTAATATTGAAATTGTAACAGGTCTTCAAGCTTTATCTAAAGACTCAGATCTACAAAAACTAATGCAAATGGGTGAGATGGTTAGAAACCTACCACCACAAGCATTACAAACATTCCGTTGGGATGCTTATTCAAAGGCTTTAATATCATCTCTTGGTTTTGATCCAAGAATGTGGGTTAAGTCTGAAGAAGAAATCATGCAAGAACAACAGATGGCTCAACAGCAGGCAATGCAAGCACAGATGCAACAACAAGCTGGTGGTGCTATTACAAATGGTGTTGTTAATACAGCATCTCAAGCTGCTCAACAAGACTTACAACAGACTGGTGGACAGAATATTGGAGCAGTTCTACAGCAATTTGGTATTAATCCACAACAACTAACAGGAATGCAACAATGAGAAAACCATTAAATAAATCAAAGATGGCTTGTAATAGACCACAAAAGTCTCCTAATCCAGCCAAGAAGCGCGTTGTAAAGGCTTGTGCTAATGGCCAAGAAAAGATTATTCATTATGGTGCTACTGGTTATGGTAATAACTATTCATCAGCAGCAAGAAAATCATTCAAGGCTAGACACAAATGTTCATCTGCTAGTAATAAACTAACAGCCAGATATTGGTCCTGTAAAAACCTGTGGGCTGGTCCTAAAGGATCTAAGACTAGTTGCCCTAAAGGTAGAAAGTGTAAAAAATGAAAAAGAAAAAGAAACCATTAGATGCTTGTGCAAAAGCTGCTAAGGCTGCTTATAAAGTATGGCCTAGTGCTTATGCTAGCGGTGCTGCTGTTCAATGCCGCAAAGGAAAAGGTTTCTTAGCAAAAAGAGTTCGCCGTGGCCGATAAGTTTTCTTTAGAAAAGAAAAAAGGATTACATGGTTGGTTTAGTCGTAATAAAGGTAAGGGTTGGATAGACTGCAAGACTGGTAAGCCTTGTGGTAGATCTGGTTCTAAAGACAAACGCAAGGGATATCCCGCTTGCCGTCCTACTAAAGCAATGTGTAATAAAAAAGGTACGCGAAGAAAAAATTCATCAAAAAGGGTGTCTTGGAAATGAAGACTAAATTCAAATGCAATTGTGGAACAACAACAAGAATGACTGGGAAGCAAGCAGAATCAAAGAAAAATATGACCTCTTCCTCAAAGATGAAGAAGTCATCAAAGCGTTAAATAAAATAAAGATGCAGTATTCTGATTTATTAAAAAAACTAAAGGATTTAAAAGATGAGTGATTTTTTAAGTTCTATAGTTAATAATGAATTTTTTTATGTCTTACCTATATGTAATTTAATTTGTGATAATTTAGGTGTTTTATTAGAAGATAGATTTGTTGACTCAGAACCAAGAGGTGCTAGAAGTTCAACAACAGCTTTTCAAAATGCTGCTCAATATAATGATAATTTTGGATTTAATGATTCTGGTGTTTTTACAATTCCAGATTATATTAAAAACTTAAATCCAGATTATATTTCTTTTTCAGTAACAACTGATGGTTCTACAGTTACAAATCTTGCTCATCAATCTTATAGTATAAGCTTAGATGTTGTATATGATTTATTAAATTTAAATCCATTTATAGACGGAGACGGTACTCAATATAATTTTTTAGTTGAAAATGAATATAAAGTAAATTGTAAATTTACAAATGGAAAATTATATCCAATTGATTTAAAAAGTATAAAAGCTTTTAGAGATATTGCTATAACTACTTCTGAGATAGTACCAGCACCAACTACTTCTGCTGATAAAAACAATAAAGCAAGACCATATAATATTACTTTATGGAAAAAATTTATTACATCATCAAGCTTAAATAAAAATTCTTTTGTTAAGCAAAACTCACTTCCATCGTCTTTTAATTATTATTTTACCTAAGGATATTATATGTCAAATTATTTTAACGCCGTTGTTAATAATCAATATTTTTATACTCTTCCAATATGTAATCTTATGCCACAAAATAGCGGATCAAGTGTTGGTGGAGTTATTGGAAATGTGTCTAATACAAATAACTTTCCTAGTGGTGGTATTACTATCCCAGATTATATTAAAAAGTTAGATATAGATTATATTTCTTTTGGTGCTAATCCAGCAGGAAGTACTATATTACCATCTCAATTAGTAGTTTGTCAGATTGTTTATGATACTGGAGTAGGTTCATCTTTTCCGTTTTATGTAATTAACGCTTCTGGTAATTCAGTATCTTTAACTGATACAACAGAATATGATGTTGAAATAAGAGTAAGAAACGGAGAACTATTACCAATTGATATAAAATCTATTAAAAGAATTCAAGTAAGTACTTCATCTTCTGATACAAGTAGATTAGCCTATCCAACTAATATTACTTTATGGAAAAGATTTTTAAAATCAGATAGTAATAATATTAAAACATTTATGGTGGATAATAAACTACCAGCAGGTCCAAATTCAACGGTATAATATAACATGCCAACTAAAAGAAATTATAAAAAAGAATACGAAAAATATCATGGTACTGCCGCTTATCGTAAGCGAAGATCACTAAGAGTAACCGCCCGTCGTAAATTAGAAAAGACTGGTCGTGTTCGTAAGGGTGATGGTAAGGATGTAGACCACAAGAAGGCGTTATCTAAAGGTGGTACTAATAGACTAAGAAATCTTAGAGTAGTATCCCGACGCACTAATCGTGGTAAAGACAATAACTAAGGAGATATGATGATAGACGAAACTAACGAGACTCAGGAAACTTTTGAATATCAACAACCATTAGCTACAAGCGAGGCTGATATTCAAATAAAACAAGCTGAACAATCTCAAACATCTAGCGCAGAAGATATGCATAGTGCTAGAGATAAAAAAGCATTTGAAATTTATGTTAAAAACCAAGGTCTTGAAATTCCAAAAAATTTTAAAGATAGTAATGCTTGGTTTGATTCATTAAAGAATGCTCAAAAGGAATATACTAAGGCTCGACAGGAAATAGCTGAACTTAAAAAAACATATGAAAAGAATGGTGCAGTTAATGAATCATATGTAGAAGAAACAGCTTCTGAAGAACCAGTAGTACAAGCTTCTGAACCAGAAGTAAAAATTCCAGAAGAATTAAGAATTCCAAATATTACTAAGAAAGAAGAAGGAGTAACTAAAGAACCAATTAAGCCAACAATCTCAGAAGAAGATTGGTCTAAGTGGTCTATGGAAGTTGCTATAAGTAATGATCTATCTACCGAGTCAATCACAGAAATTAAATCAAAAACTGGCTTTAGTGATAGAATGATTACTGATTATGTAGAAGGTCAACGGGCAAGATCAAGAGAAGCTTTTTCTAAGGCTGCTGATATTGTCGGTGACAAGAGTAAACTTAGCAGTATCTTTGCATGGGCTGCAAAAACTATGACTCCTCAGCAACAAGCAGAAATTAATGCTACCTTAGCTAGCCCAAGCTGGGAAGTTGCTTTGTTGGGTCTACAGGCTAAGTATGAAAAAGCCACCGTAGGTACAGCAAAGGGTAAGGAAATGCCTGTTAGTAAGAATCAGGTCAATGTGGCCTCAACTAAACAGGCATTAACACCCTATAGGACTAAGCGAGAATTCTATGCCGACAGAGGAAACCCAAGATACAATAGTGATCCTAAGTTCCGTCAGGCAGTAGAACAACGCATTATTATGTCCGATATTACTCGTTTACCAAACTGACTTTATTAAGCAAATCCCCCTTAATGGTAATGGATGGCAAAATAAAGAAAGTAACACAAGCATGACTCCTATGGAATAATCAAATTGTGATTATATTACTTTATTGTTTACTAATTTTACTTATTAATTTACTATTTTAAACTTATATAGGAGTATATAAATATGGCATTTGCAAATAATCAATATTCTAATTTTGCAGCAGGCGATTTTACACCACCACGAAGTGGAGTAAGTGATGCAATTGACGGAAGCAATCCAAATAAACTCTGGCTCCCACTATGGAGCGGAGAAGTAATTCATGCTTACGATCAATACAATGTATTTGAAAGTCTAGTTACTAGTAAATCACTAACTGGTGGATTCTCATGGGAATTCCCAATTACTGGTACTGTAGGTTTAGACCCATCATGGGATGCTGGTGAAGAACTAGGTGGTTACTCAGGTGCTGCTAGTTCAACAACCAACAGTTTCAAGGTAAATCTTGATAAGCGTCCAATGGCCACTCACTTTGAAACTGATAATGTTGATGCTCTCATTACTCAATGGGACTATCGTAGCGAACTAGCCAGACAAGCTGGCCAAACCCTAGCAAGCACCAGAGATCGTCAGCTTGCTGAAACTATCTGTGTTGCTGGTCTACTATCACCACTAGGTGTTAGCCACACAGCTGGTACTGGTACTACTGCTGATCCAAGAGGTCTAGCTTATACAGACTTTCCTGCACCATCAGTTGTTGGTACAGTTGTTGCTGGTGGTAATAACTATGCAGTAACTAACTGCACAGAACTATCAGCTCTTAATATTCTTAAGGCTATTGAAGATTACTTTGTATTCATGCAGGAACACGACTACCCAACTAACAATGTTTATTGTGTAGTCACTCCAAAGGTATTCCAAGTAATTCGTGGTCTTGGTATTCCAAGAGCTGTACACGCAGGTACTGACAAGTCTTGGACTAATGGTACTTATGCTAATACCCCACTATTTACTGGTGCTCAGGAATATAATGCTGGTATGGGCATTGGTATGGGCATGAATGCACTAACTGATTCTCTTGAATATATGGGTTGCCGTATTATCAAGAGTAATCATCTTCCAAGCGGAAAAGATTATGCTACAAATAATATTGGTTCAACCAAGTATAATCTAAAATGGACTGCTGATACTTGCCCAGATATCTTTGGTGCTATCTTCCAGCCAGAAGCAGTTGCTGGTCTATCACTAATGGGTATGAAAGTTGACACCGTACAGGATGTTCGAAGAAATACTCAATTTACCGTAGCTAGTATGATGAAGGGTACTGGTATTATTCGTCCAGAACTATGTCAGCTACTAGTAGGTATTAATAACGGTGGTTCTGGATCAGATCTTACTACTGCTGGTCTTGACGAAAGACACGAAGTATTCTCAATCATCAATTCCGCTTCTAGCTCAGCCCTAGCAAACGGTTTCGGTGCTGAATACGCACAAGCTTGATAATGATTAATCTTACTGTTAATATCGTTTATTTGTTTAAACATGTTTGACAGGAGGTGATCTTACATCTACCCCCGGCTCCCTTAATTGGGAGTCGGGTGGTTTATTTTTTCTTTTTTATAAGGAGGCTATATGGGTTTTATTACAAAGCTACAAGCTATTAACCAAATGTTACTGGCAGCAGGCGAAGCTCCTGTAGCCGATTTATTAAATAATTCTGGTATTGATACCAGCGTTGCTGAAACTATTTTAGAACAAGCTAGTTTAGATTTTCAATTAAGAGGTCTTGCTAATAATAAAATAATCAGAAAGCTAAACCCAAACAGTGAAGGTAAAATATACTTTTCTGTTGGAGCAGATGCTGATGAAGAAGGAATTATTTCAGCTGATCTAATGTCACTACATTTAAACACAAACAATGAAAGAATTGTTGCTAAGGTTTATAATGATGGCTCTGGTTCAACTGGTTCGATTAAATTATATAACTTTACTGACGAAACTGATGTTTGGATTTATGCTGATTATTATGTTGAAATAATTAAAAAACTAAAATGGGATCATTTAGATACCCCAGTTCAAAAATCTATTTTAACAACAGCAGCTAGACATTATCAAATTCTTACTCAGGGTGATCCTGCTGCCGATCAATTCCTAGCTTTCCAAGAACAGGTATTTGGTTTTAAAGGAAAAGCAGCAGACATTAATGATAAAAAGAGAAATATTTTTAGTTCTGGTGACGCGAATGTTAGGGGTGCTGTTTTTAGAAATCCTTATATTTATGATCCATCAAGATATCGCTTTTGGCGAGGAGTATAATAATGGCTAGAAGATACCCAAATACAAGAGGTCCATCAGTAAGTACTAAGATACCAATTTTTACCCTTAGTGGTGGTGTTAGTAGACAACCACAGTCTAAGAGATTACCTAGTGAAGCACAAAACATGGATAATGCTCTCGTATCTTTGGAAAGATCTTTTGAAAAAAGACCGGGGTTTAAAACCATATTACCATATACTTTTACTGGTAATATTGATTATACTAACGCTAGCGTATCAGCTACATTTACAAGAACTAATGATGTAATCACTATTACTAAAGCAAATCACTTGTTAGTTGTAGGGGATAGAATTACAGTAACTTTTGCTACTGGCTATTCTTCATTAGATAATGACTATCTTGTAGAAACAACACCAACATCTAGTACCTTTACAATTAAATCAACAACAACCGGATCTATTGGAAGTAATAGTTGTAGTTATGTAAATAAAAATATTGTTCAAAACCACGAAAAAATTGATCTATATCCCTTAGAACATTCTTTTGATACAGAAAAAGATTATTGGTTTTATTGGTTTAATATTAATGACAATAATAAATTTCTTGTTGCTATAGATTATAAAGCAACCACAGCACCAAGTGTTTTAATGTATGTTTTTAGATTAAGACCAGATGGTACTTGGAGTAATGAAACGCAGTATTCAAAGTTAAATGAACAAGACTCAACTATTATAGATCCAATTACAAGAACATATATTACACATGGTAGTGATAATAATAAAGCAAAAGATGTACTCAAGGCTACAACAGTAGGCAATAGTATTATTATTCTTAATACATTAGTATATGCTGGCTTTACTAGTGGAGCGTCTAAATGGAATGGTGATTCATCTGGTGAAAAACTATTTAAGTTAACTGGAGAAGAAGAAGACTCAACTCCCGATACAAGTGGAATTAAACTTACTTATTATTCTTCCGCAAGATATACTAAAGGATCTAATTCTTATTGGTATTTAAACACACAAGCAGGCACTAGCACAACAATTACTTGGACTGGTACTCTAGCTGTTGGTAGCACAGTAACACTAGGAACAGCACCAAGTCTTCCAACAGGATTAACATATGGAACGCCTTCAACAACTGACCCAATAACAATAAATCCATCAACTCAATCAAAAGTATATATAACAAAAGCATCAAGTACTGGTTTAATTACACTTAGTAATTGGGGGTCAAGTGGAACAACATTTACCGTTGAATCTATTTCTGGAACAGGAATATCTAGTGGCAATACTGTTACTGCATACTCTGGTTACTTTGTTGAAGTAGAAGATTTTATTTGGCATGATGCAACACAACCTTGGTTTGGACAATCATTAGCAGACTTTAGTGAAATTAGATTCCCTCCAGAATACGCAGAAGTAACAGGAAATAATGGAATTATTCTAAATAATGTTACTTATGATAATACTGCATTTACAGTACTAGGTGCTTTATATGGCGGGGCTGGCTCTGGAAAAGTATATTACACAGCAGCACCTTATCTAAACTTTACAAGTGGTTATTATAGAATTATTTCATCTTCTAGTAAACCTTATACTAAAAAGGTCCGTAGTCCCGACTGTTATTCTGTAATTGATAAAAGAAGAATGCCACAAAAAATTACATATAACGCATCCGCTACTTTAAAATGGGTAGCCAAACCAATTGAATGGGAACCAAGAACGAGCGGTAATAGATATTCAAATCCCGGTCCAAGTGTGTTTCTATCAGCTGATAAAATAACACCAAGACAAGTACAAATTAAAGCCATCTCTACATTCAGAGATCGTTTATATTTTGCTGCCGAAGATGTTGTATTTACAAGCCAACTTGGTGTTTATGAGGATTTATTTTTATCTGATCCAAGCAATATTGTAGCTACAGATCCAATTGATATTAGAGCCTCATCTAATACATTTAGTGAAATAACCTCTTTAACTCCATTTAGTACTTATTTATTTATTAATACAATTAACAATGTACAATATGAACTAAAGGGATCACAGAACCAAATTACTCCTCTAACAGCAGAAATATCACCAACGGCTTTTTATTCTACAGCTAGGTTTATAGAACCACAATTAATGGGATCATTGATTTACTTCTTTGACTCATCTAAACTATATTTATATTTAAGCTCAGAGTCAAGTGATTTAGCAGTAGCTCAAGAATTAACAGTAACCTGTTCAGATTATATCCCATCTACAATTAGAAGCGTATGCGTGGCTTCAGCTCAAAGCCTTATCTGTATGGCTGATGATGATAATCCAAACTACATTTATTTTAATTCCTCTAGATTTGCTGGCGATAGAAATCTACAAAATGCATTCTTTAGATTTATTTTAGATGAAACAGATAATATTCAATCAATTCAATCATATGATGATTATTTATATGCTATAGTTCAAAGACCAAGTTCTGATAAAACTGGTACTGGAGATTTTGATTCAACAACAACAGATTCTTTAGTGTCAAACGCAAGTAGGACAAAAAGATATTATATTGAAAAGTCTTATTTAAGATCAGAAAATCCAAATATTCCAAGATTAGATAGACTAATTAAAATAAAACTTACTGATAATAATTCAGATTATGATTCAGTACAACAACGAACAACAATTAGAGTTCCTATTTCATTTAACATAGACCTAATAGAAAAAATACAAATTATAACTGACGAGTCTTGGCAAACAGATATAAATGGTGATAGAGCATATGAAATTCAAACACCATTAGCATATGCTGTTAGTAATGAATATTTAACACTTTCTTTTAGTGGTAGATATATTCCATTTAACTCAAGTAATTCTTCTGATTATTCTATTGAACGATATCTATATGTTGGTATTAAATATAAAATGGAAGTAGAGTTATCTACTCAGTTTGTAAGAGATCAAACAAACAATGTTATTGATGGTGCTTTAAATCTAAGAACAATGTCAACTAGACATAAAAAAACTGGTAACTATGATATAAGCGTATCTACTAGAGAACGAACACCAGTAATTTCTACCTTTACTAATCAAAATACAGACGATGAGTCTGACCTTCTTAACCTAGAAAACTGGGAAGAAGAAGGAAGGCACAATATTAATATTCTTGGCAATGCGGATAATGCAACTATCAAGTTTGTATCTGAGTATCCATCACCAGTTAATATTGTTAATATAGAATTTAAAGGTAAGTTTATTCAAAAATATTCTCCAATTAAATAACAGGAGTTAAAAATGCCAGCATATGATAATTCAATTGCAGTAACCAGCCAAACAACAGAAGTTTCTAGTCGATTAAATATTCCTTATGGAAATATAAATCTAATATCAAATATTCCTCATGTAAATCAACTTGAAATTGAAAGAGTCTTTACATTTGATAGAAATGGTTTATCAAGTACGGTAGAAGAATTTTTAAAAGATAAAACAGTATCTATTGAAAACAAAAGAAAAGTATTCTTAATTCCGATAGAATTTATTACATATAACGAAACAACTAAAACACTTAGTATAGAAGATCTTTCTGTAACACAGTATGACTATGTTACTTCAGATCCTAATTATATTATTAATGTTCCAGCAGTAACAGCTGGAGATACAGTTGTTATTAGAAGAAAAACAATTAGTAATACACCTCTTGTTATTTGGAGTACAGGAACAAAACTTACATCTAATCAATTAAACTTAGAAACAACTCAATTACTATACTTAGTACAAGAGTTATTGGATCGTGTTTATTATCAGATGTTATTAAATGGTGATGTTGTAGCTGATGTTGCAGACAATACTATTTATACAAATGCTATTCAAGTTGGTGCTGTAACCAATACTAAATTGGCAACAGACTCAGTAACCAATGATAAAATAAAAAGCGGTGAAATTACATATGATAGAATTAATTCCACAACTTCTCCTTGGGCAGTAACTTTATTTAATAATCAAACAATAACCGGTATTAAAACACTAAGTAGTGCAGTATTTAGTAATTCTTTAAAGGTTGATTATGGTGTTCCAGCTTCAATTCAAGGAAAACAATATGTTTTATCCTATAACGGAGATGGAAATGGTGGTGTTGAATGGCAAGAAAATAACCCTTGGGGTTCTATTCCAGAAACCATTGTACAAACAACAAACAACCAAACAATTACTGGTAATAAAACATTTGGTTCTGCAAGCACAACAACACTAGACGGAACTGTTAAATTTACACAGTCTCCAGCAGCAGGAAAAGCAATAGTATCTAGCGATAGCAATGGTACTTTTGGTTGGAGTAGTATTGTAAATGCCGTTAAACTTGGAAGTTCTAGTGCAACTCCATCAACTGGAACAGTAGTTATTAGCCCAGATTCTATTGGTGCTTTATCAACAGCTGGCGGTACTGTAACTGGAAATGTTATCTTTACTCAAAGTGTTGAACTTGGAGATGCAATTCAAGACAATGTAGAAATTCAAGGAACATTTAAAGTTAGACCCGGAGATACAGACCCAACTCCCGGCCATATGCTAATGGCTCAGGCTGGCGGCACTCTTAGTTTTATTGATCCAAACTCTGTATTATCTTATGTAAAACAAGTTAATGGTAAAACTGGAAATACTATAACATTAACCGCAAGTGATGTTTCAGCATTATCTACTACACTAACAAGCCTACAAACAATAGCTGGACCAATTTCTTTTACAAACAATTTAACACTAGGTGATAATACAACAGATAATATTACTGTACAAGGTACATTAAAGTACCTTCCCGGTGTTACTTCAACAGAACAGGCAGGTAAAGTTTTAACATCGACATCAACTGGTGAAGTTGTATGGAGTGCTTTACCACCAACAGGAATGGAAAGTATTACTTTAGGATCAACTGTATATAACAATCCTAAAACAATTACAATAACATCTTCTGATATTGGAGCAGTTAGTAATAATACAAATGAAAATATTTCAGGTATTAAAACATTTACTAATGGTTTAGTTATAAATGGTGGACAGCTTCAATATAGTGTTGGTTCCAATTTAAGCGGAAAAGTATTAACGGCAGATGGATCTGGAAACGCAAGCTGGCAAACACCAGCAGCAACCGGAATTACATCCATTACTATGGGCGGTACTAATTATAGTACATCCAATGTTGAAATTACAGCAGCTAGAATTAATGCAGTAGCTTCCGATACTAACAGTACAATTACTGGTGATAAAACATTTACTGGAAATGTAACTCTTGGCTCTGATACCTCTGATCTTATTCAAGTAACTGGTCAATTAAAATATACACCAAACGGGGTAGTACCAACAAATGGCTTGGTATTAATGTCAACAAGCTCTGGTAATGCTATTTGGCAAACACCAGATACAACTGGCTTTATTACACCAAGTACAATTGGTCAGTATATTCCAGCAGTTTCTACTTATTATAGTGATATTAATAACCAACTACCACAAGCATCTACCTCACAATACGGAACTGTAAAAATAGATATTAATGGTGGTTTGCAAATTGTTGATAATAAATTAAGAATCAATCCAGATTTTGGTACAACCCCAATTGCAACCTCAACAGTTTTAGGCGGTATTAAAATTGGTTCTGGTTTGACAATTAACCCAACAACGGGCGTTGTTTCTGTTGACGGGTATACAGCAGGGTCTACTTCAGTAAACAGTTTTAATACAAGAACTGGAGCAGTAACTTCATCCAATACAGATTATACAGCAACTCCCGGACAAAGTAATTCTGTTCAGAATGCAGTAGATACCAGTAGTACACAGGATATTACTGGAACAAAAACATTTAAAGCTAATCAAACTATAAGTGATGATACAACTCCATCTGTAGGAGCAAGCGGTAAAAGGGGTATTGAACTATCTTCTAGTGGTTTATTAAAAACACAAAGATCAACATCAACCTTAAATATATTTGAAGGATATAGCTCATCAGGTGCTCTTACTTCCTATATTAAGGGAGATGGAAATGCATTTTTTGATGGTCTTGTTGAAGCTAATGGTGGATTTAAAACAAACGCTGGTGTAACACTAGGTGATACTTCAGCAGATAGTTTAATTCTTAGTGGTACTGTAAAAATTACTCCAAACAAAGCACTTGATTATGTATTAACATGTACAAATGCAACTGATGGAACCGCAGAATGGCGACCAGCACCAACATCACCAGTATCTTCAGTAAACGGATTAACTGGTGCAGTAAAGATTAGAACAGATAACCTTTATAACGCTGATGGAACTTCTTTTGTTACTCCAGTTACTTTATCAGAAACTCAAACTATAACTGGAAATAAGCAATTTGATGGTACTGCTAACTTTACAAATAATGTAACAATAGGTAATGCTAGTACAGACATTTTAACAATTACTTCTACACCAAAGATTTCTTTAAACGCAGCTGTTGGTAGAATTCTATCATGCACCAATGCTGATGGTACTGCTTCATGGCAGGATAAAACTATTGTTTCTAGTGTAAACGGAGTAGCACCAGTAAGCGGCAATGTAACCCTATCCCTAGCTAGCCTAAGTGGTGCTGCCGTAAATGAAGCAAACACATTTACAGCTGCTCAGATATTTAATAATAATATAAATGTAACAGGAAGTACTACATTAGGTGATGCTTTATCGGATAAACTAATTATTAATTCCACACTAAGACTACCAACTGGTGCTGGCTTAGGTAAGTATTTAACATGCACTTTAAATACAACAGGAAACGAAGGAACTGTTGGTTGGAGCGATCTTCCACTAGTAGTAAAAACAATTAATTCAAGTACACCAGATGTAAATGGAAACTTTAATATTACTACCAGTTCTCTTGGTGCAGTAGATTTAACTAATAATCAAAGTATTGCTGGTAATAAAACATTTACTGGGACAACTACAACATTTAATAATGCTGTAGTAATGAATGGAAATATTGATCTTGGCGATGCAGCTGGTGATAGTATTACAATAAAAGGAACTCTAAAGGGTTCTGGTCTTGGTTCTATTGGTGCTGATAAAGTTCTAACAAGTGATGGTAGTGGTAATATTACTTTACAAAATCCATTAGTATCTAGTGTAAGAGGAACAACAAACCCAAGTAATTGGGCTGGCCGATTGGGAGATGTAGTCCTAACAGCAGCAGATGTTGGTGCAGCAAGTACAGCAGATCTCGCAACAACTAATGCAAATGTTACCGCAGCACAAACAACAGCAAACTCAGCTGTCTCATTAGCAAATACAGCACAAAGCACAGCAAATGGTAAACTAAGTTCAGTAACTACAACTACTACCTCATTGGGTGGTGTTGAAGTAACTACATTGTCTGGTGCAGGCACAGCAGCAAGTCCACTACAG